GGCATTCGGAGCAGTAAATCCCTTCATTCGCACACATGGTCAGCACTTCCCAATGCCCTTCTTTTTCATGCCTTGGAACAACGTGCATCATGGTGTCAATGGACAGAACACAATATCCTTCTGCCAATCCGTATTCGTCTATGCCGTGATAGATATACCGCACAACCGCATCAAGTTCTTCGCCCGTATATTGTTTCCCGTCCCATTCCTTCAAGCGGAGAATGTCACCTGTGTGATAGTCACGGTCATTCTTACGGATTTCAAATCGCTTATCACCAAATCGGACAGCATCATAGTATTCTGGCAGTATTTTTAGTTCATGCACTTTCATTCCCACTTCACCGCCTGTCCGCAATTCCCGCAGAAATTCGGATAATCCATTTCGTTTAGCATCATCAAGCAGTTTTGACATCTGCCGTTTCTTCCACTTCCGTTTATCATTACTGTCTTAATCATTATTGGTTCCTGCTCTTTCAGCAGTTTAAGGGCATCAATCATCGCAATTTGGCAATTACCCCAACACGGAATTTTATAGAATTTATTCTTCCGTATGTGTTCTATGCACTCATTCAACTCTTTTATAACTTTCTCAATATCTGCCATATCGTCACCCCTTTAATTGCCGCCTTTTAGTCAGTTACAAATCATCCCATGGATCAAAATCTTCCCATGGATCAGCATCCGGTACATCTTTTACAGGTGTAATACCGTTCATTCTTTTTTTGATTTCGTCGCATCTTTTTTCCGTCAATTCTGATAATGAACCGCAATAATACCCGGTTACTTCTTCTGTGCATCCAACTTCGTCCGGTTTATATCTGTCATCGTCCATTGTGAAGAAAACTAACCCAAACCGTTCTATTCTCTTTCCGTAGCACTCTTTTTTGCATCCATGTCCGTCTTTTTTGCTTTTTATGTGTTTGTAAAAACGGTTTTGATATTCCTTCGCCACATCTGTGTAGGATTGATAAGTAGTACAATCACCATCTTGGTCAAGTTCAATTTCTTCTAATGTGCAAACTAAATTGTTTGAACAGTATGCACACCATTCATTCTCACATTTCACTTTCATGCTCTCACCTCACTAAAGTGGTCATTGTTGCCTTTAAAGTTGTTAGTCACATTTATTCTGTGGTCTATAAATGGCAATCATGCTCGGAAATGGAGCATTCCATTTACTTTCACCAAAGTTCAACCGTCCTCTGATAAATATCAGTTCTGCCTTGTAATAAACCCACTCATGAAACCATTTTGTATCCGTCCTCGCATGGACAAGCATTACCGCTATGCCCCCCCCCTATGGAATGCTCGTAGCACTTCTTACACCATGCTCCGATGTTTCTTCCGTAAGGTGGATTGCAGAATACTGTTTCCCCTGTCCAATCCTGCTTCAGACCGTCCTGCTCTTTTGTATAATGCTTCTTACACTTTGCGTTTTCATCTGTCGAGCATGGATCAAGTGTAAAATGGAATTGAAGATCCAACTCGTCAAACAATGCCTGTGGAGTTTCCCACTCCTCGGATCTTGATGAATAAAGTGCATCTCTTTTTATCATTCCGTCACCCCGTTAATTGTGGTCAATAAGTTCATCCATTCATTTCACCGACCCTCCTGTTTCAACGCACATTCAATGCATTTTTTTGCGTTGGTTTGCATTGGATTAAACGTTTATCGTAACTGCCGTTATTAAAAATGCAAGCAACATTCCAATCAGCAGTCCGTCACAAAAACCGTTCCAAAAATCAGATTTCATTTTCTCACCGACCTTCCCACAAAACTGGTCTGCCACATTCATGACAGAACTTGTTAGATTCGTTTGGGTCATACGGGTCATTGTCCTCAAATCCAACATAAGAACCACATTTACCGCACAACCATATCCGACCAGTCTGTTCGTCAAGTACAGGTTTCACGGGCAATGCTCGTTCATAGAATGAGCAGATTTCACACATCCCACTATCTCCACCCGGCACAACCGCTTCCTGCTCTTTCAGCAGAACAAGTATTTTTTTTGCCAATGATAATTCCACCTTGAAATGACCATTCACACAGAACTCAAGGTCTTTGATTACCTTCTCCCTGTCAGTCATCTTCCACAATCCTCCGGATCTGCTTCATATAGCACAGCACTTTCATCAACTGCATGAACTCCACGCAGTCGATCTCCACTGTTCCAGTCCGCTTTTCCTGCATTTCATACAGTTTTGCCCTCATGTAGGCGTATAGTTCGTCCATGTTTGCACCTCCTTGTTGCCTTTATCTACGATCGACCCGTACTTTTTCACCTTCGTGAACCATATTCGGTATAGGCGTATCGAACAAGAAATATTCCATATACGCACAAAACAATTCAGCTTTTTCAAAACTGCCGAAACTTGCCATCTTGAATGCTTCATTGCCTTTGTGAACCCACAGCCCCGGTTTCTTTCCGAACTCTTTGATATGCTCCACGGAAATCTTGTAATCACCTTTACCGTATGTCATGCTCCACCTCTTTAATCAGTATCTTTCTTCCTATAAGGACAATCAGGAGGGATCTCCACAAAGAAACTATGCGGAATATCCGTCTCCCGAATGTTCATCTGATTTCTGCGGCAAGTTTTCCTTTTGCACTCTGCCTTTGGGCAGAAAGAAATGTCATCATTCCACATTTTGCTTCTTTCTCCTTTACCTGTTCTTTCAGACTTTCGATTTCTTTCTTCTGATCCTTAATCAAAGAGATCGCATTGTCGATGTATTTCTCCGCATCCTTGCATTGTTCAGGGTTCATGCCTTCATACTTTTTCAATACGCTTGCCCATGTATGGACTATATACAGCCCGATCAGCACCTTTGACTCACTCATGTCACGCCTCCGAAATCAAGATACCTTGTCCTAATGAATCCCGCATTTGTTATGGTCCATTCATCCGATACAACATAAGCAAGCAAATCTGTCCCTTTTTTCAATGTCCTGCGCAACTTGCCGTTTACATTCCGTCTTGCTCTGACATTCCGGAACCCAGTTACAGCACGCAATCCCTTCTCATAGATCTCCGGCTTGCTGTTCGTGACATACCCTTTATAGATCCACCCTTCTCCAGCCTCGCAAAAGTAATAAACATGAATCCATGGCCCGTTTGTCTTCCCGTCTGTTTCCAGCGCGTCTCCCACCGACAAATACGCGACCTCCTGTGATCTGAACCTCGGTGAACTCCTGATATACACAAAACTGTCCGGTTGACAGATCACCCACACTGTTTCTCCTCTGCAAACGTCATACACCAGGACTGCCATCAGCAGCACCAGGATAATGAAAATCCATATCGGTTTGACTCTTCTCATTGCTTTGCCTCCTTAAAATTGCGCGGGGCCGGAATTGAACCGGCCGGCAATGGCACGTCCCTTCGACCGATAAACAGGAGCGAAACCTTCCTTTCAACCCGATCTCCGGCATTGCCATTTCTGGCCGCGCATTACTTCTCCATCTCTTCCCTCAGCTTGTGTATTCTGCAATCCTTGCAATCCCGGATCTCCCCGGATTTCATGCAGATCAGACAAGCCTCTGCCGCCGCCTCCGCTACTTTGTTTGATAATCTTGCCATTTCCCGGCGCATCCTCTGAATCATCAGATCCTTGTCATCCATCTCTCTACCTCACGATTTCATAGGCTCTTCCCAAGGCCCGATCGAGCAGCCTTTGCAACGTCCTCTTGGAATAACTGTTGTTGTGCATCTCATTCATCTGCTGGACTGTATCGCCCCAGCTTCGATCATCGATTATTTTCAATACCAGGACTTCTCTCTCCCGATCTCCCAATGACTCCAGGACAATCTCCACTGTGCTTATATCCGGTTCCAGCCGAATCAGTTGAAGGTTTACTTCCTTCAGATCCTCATGGATCTGCTTTACGAACGGACTAACTTCTCCTGATGCTATGTCAATCGCAAGTCTCCCCACAGGATCTCCCGTTCCGCTTCCATGTGGCATCCCTGTTATTGCCTGACTCAGAGAAACCTGGTCGTTTACCATGCTCGACTCACACATTCTCCGGAATCGTTCCAGCATCTCGATCTGAGAACGGAGGTAGGCATATCGCGCCTTGTTGGATCTGTACTTTTTCAATAGTTCATCCAGTCGCTCAGGACTCATATGCCTACCTCCTTCAAGATTCAGAAGGGCAATTCATCGTCGCCCATCTCTACCTGTGTGAATCCGGTCGGGACATTCGACGCCTGTTTCACAGGTTCAGAGGCTTGCGCCGGTTCATCATTTTCATTCCGGCCGGAAAGGAACTCGATCTCATTTGCCGTTACCTCCATAGAAGCTCCGCCAGTTCCATCCTTCTTCTGGAACGTCCTGATAGAAACAGGACCGACAACGCTGACTTTCTTTCCCTTGGAGAGATACTTCGCGCAGCTTTCTCCACGTTCTCTCCATGCCGTAACGTTGAAAAAGTCCGCTTCCGGCTGTCCTTCTACTTTCTTCTGCCTCCTTACCGCAACTGTGAAAGAACAAACACTCAACCCCGTTGCGGTTGTCCTCAGCTCAGGATCTCTGGTCAGGTTTCCGATAATCATCAGACTGTTCATGGTTCTCCTCCTCCTCATATATGCTCACGGTTCTGTATCTGAACCTGTGACGCTCGCAATGATAATCCTTTCTGATCGGCATCCCGAAGAACACACAATACGTTCTGTTGCCGCTTTTCTTCGACTCCGCGCAAGTCTCGCACGTCCCCACGGTCATCCCTCCACGATCTTCACGATGTCTGTCTCCACGCATCCGAGGCTTGATCCGTTGTCCCAATTCACATGAATCGTTCCAGCATCATCCACCCCTGTCACAGTCCCCTTTAATCCAGGAGGCATTTGCCTGTACGGATCATCCATCTCAACCAGTTCAACCCTCATCCCAGGCTTATACGTTGCTTTCCGGTATTTGATAAAACCCTCCATTACGCTTTGCATTCTTCAACACAGTCCTTTCTTACAAGTCCTTTGTTGGTAACAACCCAGTAGGAATCTGACATATAGGCTTTGACCTTTTCTCCCGGATTAAGACCTTTCCAATATGCCCCATTGATGGAATACCTGGATATCGTCTGTCTCTTTACTACGAAGATCTTTGGTTCTGAAAACATCTTCTGCTCCGCATTTGTAAGGAAGTCTTCTCTGATCCATCCGTTTATTTGCTCGCAAGGCATGGCGCACTGCAACCATCTTCCCATTCGTTCTCCTGTGGCAATCACCGTGTCCCCATCTTTTAAGGTTTTAAGGACCTTTGAGTGCTTCCCCGGTTCCGATCTGAGGCTTACTTCACCCACATAGGACATCACCCACATATTAACCATCCTTATCCCTCCAAATCGTCATGTACCTCATATAAGGTTTAGCGAACTCAAGGATTACCATTCCGACAGGGCCTTGCCTGTTTTTATCAATCGACAGGAACTGCATTTCACTTCCCCTCTGCTGACAAGCTAACCAAACCTCCCGTTTCTCAGCGTCTTCCGGTTCCTTTGGCGCCCACAACACCATGAAAGTGTTCGCATCCTGTTCGATACTGCCAGAATCCCTTGCCTCACTCATGGAAGGTTTCCGGTGGTTGCCCCCGTTTTCAGACTCCCTGTTGAACTGCGTCAGGGCAACAATCGGAACATCCAGCTCCATGGCCATCAACTTTAACTCGCGGGATATCTGCGAAACCTCTTCGTACCTGGACTTCCTCGAATCATCTGCCCTCATGAGCTGAATGTAATCCACCACAATCATTTTCAATCCGCCATCTCTCTGCATCGCGGCGGCCTCACGCCGGATCTGAAGTGGTGTTGTCGCCATGCTGAATCTGATCTGAAGATTCTTGACCTTTTCCGTGTAACTGAGAAGTTTGAACTTCTCATCCGCGTCCAGGGTATTATTGACAATCTTCTGCATATTCAGTTTTGCCTCGGCAGCGAACAACCTTGTCATGATCTCGCCCGTACTCATCTCCAATGAAACGAACAAAACCGGACCGCATCTGTCTGCCACATACCTCGTTATCGTCAGAGCAAGCGCCGTTTTACCCACACCCGGCCTCGCGCCAATAATATTGAGCGTCCCATTCTTGAGGCCTCCCGTGACACTATCCAGCCCCGCTATGCCCGTGTTTACCTTGTCTGTCTTCTCAAGATCCTGGATAAACCCAACAATCGCATCCTCCATGCTTACGGATTGAGGCTTGTTGCCATTGTCATTGATCACCTTCGTGAGATCCGCAGAGAGAGCGTCCACATCTATCATGTTGTCATCGACTTTTGACGCCACTCCCACACAAGCGGCCTTCAGCAATCTTCTCTTTCGGAGGTCAAGACAGATCTGCTCATGCTGACGCCACATGGAAGGACCGACAACCCCAGCGCAGCACTTCATTACCTCCTGTGTGAACTCAGGACAATCGGCCGGAGCTTCATTACAGACCGTAACAAGGTCAGGAATCTTGTGATCCGCGACAATCCTCTTGATCGCCTTGTGAATAACCTGATTGACAGGGAATGAAAATGTGTCTTCCGGCAGCGTGGAGAGCTTCTCGGCACAAACAACATCCGACATCGCAATTCCCAGGAGACTCTGTTCCGCCACAATGTTTTCGATCATACCTTCACCCCCTTCATCGTCTGCTCCGCCAGCGCCCATGCCTTGTCAATCTCACTCTGTTCATCATCCTTCTGAGGACCCTTCCGAAGAATCCCTTTCAGATACTTCACCTTGTTTCCATTGGCGCCGATACACTCTTTAATTGCCCACAGCAAGGTTTCTTTTCCGTACTTCGCATACAAATTAACGGCCATGTCCTTTAACCCGTCGCTCATCGGAAACCCGGAACGAGAGAGAGCATTGAAAATCTCATCATGATCATGGATCTTATTTGCTTCCTCATCTTTCAATAAGGGAGAAGGAGAAGATCCTCCCTCGCGCGCTCGCGCGTCTTCTCCTTCTATTGGATTGGATTGGATTGGATTCAAGCCGCGGATTGCTGACGCTTGACCATCATTTGACTGACAATTGACTGACAATTGACGGTCAGTTGACTGACGTTTGTCTGTCACTTGACGGTCAGTTGTAGCGCATACGATATCATCAGATTGCGATTGACCGTCATTTGACTTCACTTTCTGAGATTGAAAATATCCAGGAAAAGGCTCAGGATAACGGCTTGTCTTGTTGCGAATCCTCTGATGATTCATCCATGTCACTAAATACAGAAACTGTTTGCCATCATGCTCATAGCGCCGGATGAGTCCATTCTTCTCATATGAATCCAATGCGTCCGAAACCATCTGAACGGTCACATTGTCCTTAAGCGGGAAGAGGACATTCCTTAACAATTTTGGCTTTGCCTCATAGCAACCATAATCGTCAACCGTAACGATCAGCCGCGGAAACATTGCCTCTTCAAACCAGGAAAGAGCATCAATCTCATCCGATGACTTGATGGACTCTTTGATAATCCTGTTGGGCATATTTCTCTACCTCACTTAGTTAATTCATCTACGATAAACAGCAACTTGGCACTGATGGTCTTAAGCAGTTCCGTCTGCATCTTGAGCTCTTCCATCATGTAATGATTTGCCACAACCGTTACACTCTGCCGATGCTCAACAACCTGGACGGGAGGATCTTTCGGTTCTTCAGAAACCTTTTCCTCAGTCTTTTCCTCGGCCTTTTCCTTTTCCTTCGCCTTAATGGCGGCCATGCGTTTCTTGTAGGTGCTGGAAGAAACATAGACCGTGTGCTTATACTCTTCGTAGGTTTCGCACTTTTTGATGTAATTGACGGTGGACTTCCCAATGCCGAAATACTCGCAGACCTCTTTGTCCGTAGACCCATCCTTGAGCAATGCCCTTACCGCCTTGTAGATTCCCTCTGTGACCTTAATGTTGTGATTCGCCATTGCTTTGCTCTCCTTTACAAATAATTTTTCATGAAAATCTCCATCCACTTATCGTGACCGTAAAGATTTTCAAACGCCCTTTGTCCATCCTGTTTCAGCCGGAGGTTCAGATCCTTGTTATACTGAGCGCCATCTACGCCCCTGTGGCACTTCTCACCGCATAACCAGACCCAAACCCCCCAAGTCTCACTGCACTTCCGGTTTGCCGTTCCTCCGAGAATATGGTGCTTTTCAAGCCCCACTTGCCCTCCACAGAGATAGCAAACCTTTTCCTCCTGGAGAATGCTCTTGCTCATGATGCGATTCTGTAACGTCCGTACCGCTCATTTGATCCGTCACTGTTTTTAACAGACTCCATGTCGCAAACAATCGGAACACCGTCCTGAATCAGATCATATATCCTTGCAGACAACCGATAACACCGGAACTCCCTCGCGGCATCCGCATTCGTGATTGATCCATGGGACTGAATGTACCCCAAGATCTTCTGCTTCTGTGACATTTTCATTCTCCTTTCTTCTTCGCCCAGTTCCCAAGCAAACGCTTGGTTTCTGCTTCAGATATTGTTGGAATCCCCTGCGCCTCTGCCTCATGGATCAGATTGTCAATCAGACTGCTCATTTGCTTTGTGTCATAAACTGACGATCCATAATAAAGAACCACATTGGAGCAACCTTCGATCTTGCTCGGAATGATGTCCGCCTGCCACCCAAGCCCGTTCTTGACCCAGCCGGATGTGAGTCTGTCCACGGCCTTATTCTGAACACAAATCACATCAGAAACACCACCGATCTCCCTTATGGCATTCTGATAAACCTCTGTCTTGGAGATGCCGACCTTTTCAGCAATCTTGTCTATCAGAACCCATGCGAACGCATTCGCATCCAAACTTCTGTGCTTTCTGAGTTGTTTGATCTCCACATTGATGTCTTTGCCAAACAGAGAATCAAACATCTCCCGAGGGTCGGAGGAGGTGGATATTGATAATACCCACTCTCCGTCCCGTCCTCTGAAAAGATCCTTCAGCTTGCCGATCACGATGCCTCACCGTCGCTCATGAAGGTCTTATAGATCGCATCCACCAACTGCTTGGCCTGCGCCATGGTCAGATCCACCGGAGCAATATCCTTCACAACACCAGACTGGATAAGAGCTTTCCTCTTCTCCGCGAACCACACCTTGGTTTCCGTCTGGCTCAGTTCAAGCCGCTCGGCCATGAACTTCTGCTCGTTCTTGATGTACTCAAAAACCTTGTTCACAGGTTTCGCGGCCGGAAGAACATTCTGTTTCACAACCTGCGCCGGAACATCTTTCTTGACTTCCTCGACAGGTTTCTGAGCGGTCCGAGGCAGAACCTCATGAACCTCCGCATCAGGATCTTTCATTTCCTCTGTGGGAATGCAGAAGACCTCAAAACAGAAATACTTCATTGCGATGGACATCGCCTTATTTGTGGCCTTGTCACCGCTGTCCATGCCCTCACCAATCGTGATGCCGGAAACAGAACTTCCATCAGGAGCGAACATGGTGAACTTTACGGTAACGATGGAATAGATCAGCGTAGACTTGTTGACCGACAACCGCTCTTCCCGTTTCTGATCCAGGACTTCAGGAACAATGAAAATCCCAAGCTCCGCCATCACCGGATTGAGCGCATTGTAGACATCATCAATTCCGCGGAACTTGTACATGGTTTTCCCCGACAGATTCTTCGCTTCGGCATCCTTGCCGATAGCACCGATCATGCCGATTGCTTTTCCGATCAAACCGTAGATCTGAGGAACCTTCACTTCTGCCATCTCACTTTACCTCCACTTTGAAAATATCTTCCCTGGAAACAACTCGCACGCCGGAGATCTCCTTGATCTCGCCAGTCTCCTCATCGACAGAAACCATCCTGTCCCCGCTGAAAGTGAACGCTTTTTTCATGGCAGCCCAGTCCGGCGTCTCCTTGACCTTGATGAACTCAGGAGCATTGGCCCGCAGCCATTCGACCATCTTGTCCTCATTCTTGTCGTACTCAGGTTCCTGATGCTTCATCACCAGCTTGCCATGAGGAAGGTTGTACGCCAGCATGGTCTTGGTTTTGCGAGTGAGACCATTATCATTCTGCTGAAGGAAGAACCCTCTCAGCTGGGCCTCCAGCCAAACGATGTCACTCTCATGCTTCATGCAAGCCCGACGCTTCTCCGCCTCATAATGAGCGGTCCATTTTTCAATCTCCGCCTTATGCTTTGAGATCTGCTCAAGGCACCATTCGGCCTTGTCATCATCATCGACAACAAACGGAGCGCGTTCCTTTGTCTGTTCCTCTTCTTCCAGGATCTCTTCATTCCGAATTTCGCTCATTAAAATTTCCTCCATCTATGGTATTTTTTGAGTTGATGTGTTAAAATAAATGTGCATCAACTCCATTGCTTTGCTTTTGACCATCGGATTCGCCCGTCCGGTGGTCATCTTTTTGTCGGCATAATTGCCTGTTCAAATCCAGTTACCCGGAATAAATCAGGAACCTGCCGCCTGCGATGCCTCAGTCTGATCCTCTCCAGGATTGTCATTCTCCGGCCGATCTTCCCGGAAACGGCCGGGCAGTAGCAATACCTTGACTTCATCTGATCACACCCTTTCCACTCTTACGATCAGCGCATCAATGTCCGTAGAAAGATCACTCACCGCGTCACAGATCTCATTCAGATCATCATCCCAAATGGTTTCATCAGAACCCGTGCCATCCAGGATCATCTCCGCACGCTGGACAAGATCCCTTGCCTCTCTCAGCTTGCCGGAAATGTGCTTTGCCATGTCCTTGCTCTTTGACTCAAGTTCACCGAAAGCAATCTCTTCCGCAACCCCGCGGCCCGCATCACCGATCATTCTCTCCCTCCTTCCTATTGATAATCCCGAGCTGGATCTCATCCGCCTCCTTCATCCATGCCTCATGATCTTTGTTCAGGAAGCAGATGGTCTTCTGAACATCCAGGACATAAGATCCGATCATGTCCTTCTCCCGATAACCCTTGCAAGCAGAAGACGCTTTTTTAAGGGCTGCTGACGCTTTTCCGAGCGCAGCGAGCGCGTTGTGGATCTCCACCAGCGCTGCTCTCAGCGCCCGATTCCGTTTCACATCTTCTTCCATAATGGAAATCCTCCTCACGTTCTGATCCGCGGAACAATATGTCCGTCATGTCGTGCCATCTTCTTTCGAGCTACACGGCCCGTTTTTACCTCTCTCACGGGGTGGACGGTTCTTTCATCATCCCATTCCTTAATGGCGGATTCTGTGACCGTCAGGGGCTTCTCTGTGTGCCTCATTTGCCTCATGTACTTTCGCGCGGTGGATTCCGCGCACCCATACCTCTTACGAATGTCCGGCACTCTGAAAATCTGCTCAAGCATCAGTATCACTTCCGGTATCAGCAATGAGATTGTCAACCGTCGTATCCAGCGCTTTTGCGATCTGATGCACACGATCCACGGAAGGAACCGTTGAATCCGATTCATATCTCTGAATGGAAACCCGCGGAACATTTGCTTTCAACGCAAGAGCGCCCTGAGAAAGCCCAAGCCTTCTCCGACGCTTTCGGATTGCACCTCCGATTGTATCAGACATTGTATCACCTCCAACTTTTAATATCGCAGCCCTGATATAATATAACTCAATAGTGATACAATGTCAACAGCCAAAATCGCAGCCCCGCGATTTAATTTTGTCACAGAACTGATATCATGATTGCGAGGTGAATGATAATGAACAGAATAAGAATGCTCAGGAACCAACTTGACATGACCCAGGAACGATTTTCCGAGTATTGCGATGTTTCCAGGGCATCCATTGCCAGATATGAGGCCGGAGAGAGAATAGACAGAACGAACGCAGAAAAGATTGCATCTGCCTGCGGAACAACCGTTGACTTTGTACTTGGATACGGCCCAACGCCAAAGAACCTGTCAGAAGTATTTATGATTAAAAAACAAGCAATCCCGATCATCGGTGAGATTGCTTGTGGATTTCCAATAAACGCTGAACAAAATATAGAAGGATATGCAGATCTTCCTGATGGAATCCATGCCGACTTTGCACTAAGATGCAAAGGAGACAGCATGACCCCAACATTCCTGGACGGAGATCTTGTCCTTGTCAGAAACCAGCCGGATGTGGAAGACGGACAGATAGCAGTCATTCTCCTGGACAGAGAGGCCACACTGAAGCACGTCTATCACCACGGATCTGAACTGATCCTCGTTGCAGACAACCCGACTTACCCTCCGATCCGCGCTTCCTTAAATAATGATAATCCTGTGACGATCCAGGGGCTGGCCATCGGCTATACCAGGATGCTCGTAAAATGATATGGGACGTCAGAAGAAACAGCATCTCAAACAACGCAAGGATGGAAGATTCGTTGCCGTGTATCACGGAATCCAGTTTATGGGATGGACTGAAGAAGAGGCTTTGAATGCCAGGAAAGAATACCAGGATCTCGAACGAGAGGGAATGAAAAAATCCAGGACCGTAAAAGACTTCGGTCTGGAATGGCTCCCGGCAACACATCCAAAGGCGGCCGTTTCAGACAGCACTTATGTTGGCCTTGCGATCCACCTGGAAAAACTGATCAAACAAATCGGAGATCTTTACCTGGACAAAGTGACTCCCCTGGACATCAAGGAAGTTTACACGGCAGAATACAACGGACTTTCCAACTCATACATAAAGGCCGGAAAACAATTGTTCTGCGCCCTCTTTGACGCTGCCATGGCAAATGGATACTGCCGGACAAACCCGGCGAGAGATCGATCCTCACGGCCACACAAAGGCACATACAAAGGCCATCGTTCCATTACTGCCCAGGAGAGGTGGTGGATTGAAAATCTCTGCAAAGATCACCGCGCACATCCAGCGGTCATTACTATGCTCTACGCCGGCATCCGGCCTCAGGAGATGAAGTCTCTGAAGATTGACAGGGATGTGGACTTCAAGGCCGGAACGATCACCCTGTCTGAGTTCGTTCATATTGATAATGATAATCACAACCAGTATGAAAGAACCTCAGAAGGCAAGAACGATTTTGCAAAACGAACGATCCCACTACTGCCTCCCGTCAGAAAAGTCCTGGAAGGGAAGAAAGGATATCTGATCACCTCTGCCAGCGGTAAACCCGTGAACATCCAAGCCTGGAAGAGTGTTTGGGAATCATATAAGAATTGCATGGAGACTGCCATAAATGGCTTGTCAAAAAGATGGTACGGAAAAACAAAGCAACAACAAGAATTGCGACAAGCCGGAAAACTTCCTCCCTGGATCAGCTTCAACATCACCCCTTACGATCTCAGGGTTTCCTTCTGCACCATGTGCAGAGACTCAAACCCTCCGGTCGAACTCAACACGTGTATCCACTGGATGGGGCATTCAGACGCGAAAATGATCCTCAAGATCTATGACCAGTATTCAGATGAAAGAGGGAAAAAAGAGGCAAAAAAACTCGAAAAATGGCTCAGAAATATGCAAAACGATATGCAGAAAACAAACCAAGGTCCTGGACACAATGAAAATCCTTGATCCGAGATTCCTTGCCTACTCCCCCTGTTAACCGAAGGGTTGTAGGTTCGAGCCCTACCTGGGGAGCATCAGAAAACCTCGCAGAATCAACCGCTGCGAGGTTCTTTTGTGCCTTTCTTCAGACAATGAATAAAGATAAAAAGTTGTGTTTACGATATGCAGAAATATGCAGAACGATATGCAGAAGGGGAGGAACTTGTCCTCCCCTCAGATCAATCATGACGTCCGATCCCAGCGAAGATCTGTTCTGCCCATCCGAACAAATGCGCCTTGTCTCCAAGATCCTCCTTCAGACTCTCAGCAGTTTCCTCACTCATGGAAGCGAACTCAGGACCGTCATCCCCATAGACTTCCTTGATGATCAGCATATCCCCCACAATCGGTTGACCATGAAGATCCGTTCCATACAACCAGGAACCCGCGATGTTGATCACATTCTCCTTGAGCAGCCCTTCCTCGTCGACAATCATTATCAAACCTTCTGCAAGTCGATCCCTTGGCCGGACAACCTCAATCCAATCACATCCGATCTGTTTGGCCAACCACTTGTAATCGAAATCCTCAGGAGCATCCAGGATCTCCACATCGCCGAAAACAGGAACCTTAACGATCTTTTCCATTTGCATTGCCCTCCTTCCAATCATTTCGGCTGTTATACCACAGATGGAGAGTCTTTTCTCCATTCTGATGAGTATCGATCTGCACGATCCTCATGTCATCGCAATCCCCATAAACCGTCCATCCTTTCTTGCCAAACCCAGCGCCGGAATCGGCAGCCCACACAACGGAATGAGGATCATCGAAGCGGTTTTTCCATTCACCATAAAGCATCCCGCAAGCGGCCTTTTCCTCTTCATGACTTGCTTTCTCGATGTCCTCCATGATCCGATAAAACAGATCGGCATCGAGATACCTGTCGAGAACTTCTCCGACAGAAACCATGCTCACGCGATTCATCAGCAACCCTCCTTTACTCTGACAACCCAAATCCCTTCTGCCAGCGCATCCCAAAGGTAATCATAGACATTTTCGTACCGGATCTCGTCTTCCTCCTGATCCCAATCATTGAACCAATCGGTCAGATCTGCGAAATCCATGATGCAAGCATGATCATTATCATTCTCCATGCCCTCAACCAGGAACAGCAGACCATTGAGATCCTCGTTCTTCCACCCGCGATAATCGAATGTGAAACCGTCCTCATTCGCCCAAAGGACATCTTCGTTCCGAACCATCCTCGTCATTGCCTTGCCCATCCTTTCTCCGCCATTCCAAGGGAGGCAGCGCCCCTGTGAGATCCACACCGGTCCCATATAATTATATTACTTTGGCAACGGTAAATCAGCGTCTTTTGAGGATTTAGTAATTGTGTAGCAATATGCCACCGACCAATAAGATCGGCGGCCTTCATTATCCGACATACTCCTGGATCGGTCCTCTGTTGTGATCCCACATCAATTGACACTCTCCCTTTGCCTCAAGATCGTACACATAAGCGAAACTATAACAATGAGGCGCATGAAGCTGATCCTTCGCAAACTGGATTGCATCATCAGGATTTTCAAACCAGCATTCAGAGGTGTTGCTTCTGCTCAGCCCGTAAAAAACCGAATACCTCTTGATTCCGGCCTCCCTTGCCAGCCGGAAACACTCAAGCCTCTGCTTCGCAATCTCAGCAAGCTCAGATCTTGTCACCGCGTAACTGTCCGACATATTTGCCATAAACTCATTGTCTTTCAGGATTTCCAATGCCCGGGCAAGATCATCCCCAGTATGGATCTCCCACTTTCTTCCGAATCTGACCCTTTCCATATAAACCTCCAGCCCCGGATATACCGCCGGGGCTCGGTTGTCAAGTCACTCTTCCACCGTCAGATAGCTGAACATACAGTTCAGAGACATCCTGGGTTTTGCGAGGAAATCATTTATTTCCTCATCAGTCATATTGGGATACCACTTCCTGATGTGCTTCTTGGCCTGTTCCTTGCTCAGTTCTTCGACCCCACTGCCATCTTTCCACTCGCGCAGATACTTCATGCTCTCACCTCCTTTCTGATAAGACCCATCTTCTCCCATGCCTTTGCGAGAAGGCCATCCACCGGATCATTGCCACACATGGCAACGGTCCCGCAGATCCTGTCCAGGAACCCATACTCTCGGCCGAGCATCTCTCCGAGTTCCGTGTAGACCCACACGGTGCAATGCTTCGCCCAAAGCTCCTCCTTGAGTTTGTTGCTCAGTTCGATCGCATGATGGATCTTGAGCCTCTCCTCCATTGTCATTGCCATTACCTCCTTCTTCAGCATGGTGCTGACTGCGAGAGGAGGAATCCCCCTCCCGTCTGTCAACATCACTGGAATCCGAAGAAATCCCTCATGTCCTTCCGAGCGTCCCACGCCGCTTGATAACTCCCGAAGTTTTTGATTGCATGGTCTGCGATATTGTCCCTCTGATGCCTCCATACCGCACCATCATTCCGAAACCCAACCTTTTCCGCGATTCTCATCGTCAGCGCCCGAACGAGCCTTTCATACCTTTTCCTTGTCATCTCAATCCCTCCCATCTTTGTTCTGCTCCACAACCACATGGAGAAAACCTCTGCCATTCAAAGGCCGCTCAATCTGATGCCTCTTGCGAAACACCGGATAAGTGATCCCTCCGCGAGGCCCAATGAAAATGTGGGCATGATCCCTTGCGAAGATCGCGGCCATAGTCCCTTCATCACCAGGAAGACCCACTACAACAACCAATGAAAGAATGCCATTCACACCGATTTCATCAATTTCCCAACGCTTGATCTCATACCGATCTCTGCAATACCTCTGCACATCACTGCGGAAACCGGAGATCGCTTTCTCCTGCAGTTTGTTCATTTCACACCTCCACAACTCCGGCCACTTCACAAAGCCAGCACTCAAACTCTTCATCCGTGAAATCCTCGGCATCTTCCATGAAAGTGTCCCACAGTTCCTGTTCATCGAAGATGTCCCCATAGGCATTCATGTACTTTTTCATCTCAGTCCTCCTTTCAATGGTTGTCACACCAATCCATTGCATCCCGCATCGCATGGCCAAGATCATCGAAGATCTTGTTTCCCATCCACACACATTTCCAATCTCCGTCTTCCAGGACATAAACCATTCCAATGGAAATCTTTCCATCTCCGACAGCACCGACCACAAGATCTCCATAGTGCATATACGCGTTTCCCCACAGGATGCCAACTCTCAGGTTTTCTTTTTTGATGATGCTGTCGGTGCGGAACACATGGCCATCAACAACCTTCTCGCACCTGTCCCATCCACCTTTAACGAACCTTTTCATCTCAAACCCTCCAATCTCCGTCGCTCACCGGAGGACGGTCTCCGCCGGAACCCCTACCGGTCCCGTAAACATTATATTACTTCTACCATTGTAATACAGCCTTAAATCGAATAAATTAGTAGAATTGTAGTAATTAAAAAAGTCCGGGATCAACTCCCGGACCGGATCATGTCTGTCAATATCAGATCCTTCAGATACCTGGACAAATTCTGTTGCTGATTCAACCAACTCAGGATCTTCATGTCTTCCTCATTATTATCATTCAGGGCAATACGTTTCTGAACAAGATGAGTTTTGTTGTATCTGACATTATATGCCGTTTTATTCTTCTGAGCTTGCTCGCTTAGCTTCTGCATCCGATCCCCTCCTTGAACCTACATACTTCCCACTTCTGATCCTATGATCAACATTCTGCTCATCCTCATCCAGCAGCCAGTCTCTTCCTATTTTAACTGCAGTTCTGAAACCTCCGCGTTCAATCTTATGCCTTACAGAAACCGGAGAAAGTCCGTTTCTCTCCGCATACTCTTTGCACGTAATTAACACACAATCCTCTCCTTTCGGAAAGGATTGTATGCCCTTAACGTCCTATTGTCAAGCCTTGAGCATCTCTGCGATCTCGGCGGATCTCTCCTGGACAAGATCATTCCCATAATCCAGGATCAAAACCGTTTGGATTTCATCGCCTTCTTTGTAATCGTAGAACTTGCGAACCCTGTCGAAATTATAAAATACTTTCTGCCCATTGGTCTTCGTCAGTTCGATAAACATTTTCATTCATCCTCCCACAGTTTATTTCTTACTTTTTCGATCCTTCTGCTATTGATCCCATACCTTTTGCAATACTCGACAAACCAAAACTTCGCTTCCTTAGATCCGATATAGCCCTCGACTCTGCTCTGCTGATCAAATGGAAGTCTCTTCCGATCCCGATAATCCACCAGGACAACAATCGTTCTTATATTCCTTCCATCATCCCTGTGATAGATCTCAATGCGAACGCGAAACCCACGGATGGAGGCGAGCATGAACTCATACTCGCCATGTCCCTTCTTGAATTTCTGCCTATATTCCTTCGCTGTCTTGAACATCAAACCACCACCTTCCGATAAACATCTCCTGTAAGATAATTGTTGCCATTGTCCCTGATCTCCGACATCTTCTTTCCATAACGGTTCACAATAGGCACCACCTTGTTGTTGTATGCCTTTCCGAACCCAACAACACGGACAACCTTGTACCCACCGGAATACTCGGAAATGAAAATCCTGTCGCCCTTCTTGATGTCAGCAACCGGAACGTCCTCCCCATTCAGGAACTTCTTTCCAAGCTGATCCCTCTTGGGCTGCATGGAGTCGATGCTCTCCAGCATCTCTTTCCTGTCATACTCGTTCTGCTCACGGACATCCCGCGGATACCTACCGACAATCTTCCAATTGTCCACAATGTAAACACCGTTGTCACCAGGGTCGAGATCCTTGAGGCTGTGGGAAGTGCTAATCACTCCGAGACTCAGTTCCCCTCCGAACCAGTTCCCGATAACCTGGGCCATGCGAGCGACTCCGTAATCATCAGACCTGAATCCACGCATCCGACAATAATCCAGGAAAGCCTCCACACTGTCCCTTCCTCCATTCCAATGGAGATAGATCCCACAATCCTCACCCTTGAACTTGATCACAGCACGATTTCCCATTTTTATGCCCTCCTTCTGAGGCCTCCAGGGCCCTACTACATTATATTACATTGGGAGAAGTAATACAGCCAGGAACTCCATAATTCGTAAATTGTTAGCAACTTGAAGCATTTTTGGAGCAAATAAAAAAATGCTCCCAGCCGCAGCCAGGAGCAAAGATTATCATTATTTCTTTTTTCTGTCCTCGTCACTCAGGATGACCAGGGCAATCAATTCGATGAAAATCACGCCAACTCCACCAATCAGCATCAATGAAAGATCACGCAGAATGCTCAAGATCACCCCTCCTTGTTAGACGTGTGAAACCCGTGAATTGTATTCTTTACTGCTGTTCCTGTTCAAACTCTTCCTGTTCTTCCGGTTCTTCCGGGTCGAAATGAGCATAGAAAACCTCTTTGGCTTCCTCGCTCATCCATCCATACCGGGCATTGTCTTCAATGAGAAGCACGGCATAGTCGAAAGAGTATTCGCCACGTTCAACACAGGAAATGAATGCTTTGATGGTACGCTGTTCACGCTTTGTCAGTTCGTTCATGGTAGTTTCCTCTCTTTCTTAATTCTCAAGGATCAACGCTTGCAGTTCGGTCACTTTTTTGTCGATATACCCCTTTGTGTCGCACGGGTATTCCATGCTGACAACGTTACCCGTGTCACAAAAAATGTTATTCTGCCCTTTCAGCAACTCTATCACTTCAAGTGCGGACAGGGTGTATTCAACGGGGGTGGCGAGTTTATAAACAAGTTGTGAACCGGACAATGCTGTTTTAAACGTTTGTGGGTCGGTGTAGTCCGAATCTTGAATCAGTACCGTTGTATTATTGCTTCTCTTGCAAATCTTCTTATCATAGTTTGAACCTTGAAAAGAAGATAGTGACATAGCACCAACAGGAGCATAACGAGAACACATGATTGTTATGTCACCGGCAAGAGTGATTGCCGGTGAATCAGACAGGGTTGTGATAAATACAGGGTATGTTCCTGTTGTATTGCGACTGTAGTTGATTCCACCCATATCAACGCTGACATCAGTTACCGTCAGCACCCCTGTCCCGTCCCGCATCAGTTTCAGCGTACCGCCGAATACTGTTCCGGGTGGGTTGGGGAAGGTGACGGAAATGGTCTGACCGCTGAAAGCAGAATAGGATGATGCGGATGAACCGATTTCAATTTGACTATGCGGTGTTATTGATGAAATGTCTGTTGATGATACGTTTCGCATGGAGATTCTGAACGATGCTTCTTTGCTTAAAGTGAATGAAACAGATTGTGTTGCCGTGTTAACGGCATTTTCAACGTCATCACTCCACCATCTTGTTATGTAGCAGTTTTCCAAGTCTGTGCTGAATGTGTACGACCCGGCTTTAAGTTTCATAATGTATGAAACATAGCTATCACTGCTGTTGTAAACGCCATCATTGTTATAGTACCCTCTTAAGAGTTCACTATCATCCAACAGGTTCTTCCCCGTCCTGCACGGATTCGCCCCTGTCCAGCCGGTGATGGGGCAGATGTTGGAGTAGGGTGTCCATGTGGTTTGCGCAGTTGTGGAAAGCACGATTCCAACAGTATCGTTGTAGTTAACTCCAGACGTAACGTTAAAACCAAAGAATACTTCCGTTTCGGATTCCAACGTGAACGGATTACTGTATATTGCGGTGTTGTTGCTGTTTTTCGCTATAATCAGACTCAACGTATTTGTATTCCCAAATGCGTACTTATAATATGTCCCCGGCTGCAATGTTATAGGTTTCGTCCGCAGATAAGGGAACCCGCCATCTGAATCTGCAAGTCCAACCAGTTTGTACTTACCAGTAGCCTCGTCCAACGACATAATCACATTGTTACGGGTTAGGCTGGAATCTCCTTGGATAGTCGGATTAAATATATTCGCTCCACCCCCCGCAGGCCACGGATTTTCATAACCGTGTAAATCCTGTACAGGTTCAATGCTGAACACAATCTCATCCACAGGCATCCCGTCCGCACCGTCAGGGATAGACGCTATAGAAACGTTTGATACGGTGTCGTGGATCAGATCAGCTTTCCCGTCAATTGCGCTCATTAAAGTGGTTGACTCAGCTCCAACGTTAGTCTCATCCCAATGCGCAGCGGTCCAGCTTTCTGCATTTGGAATGTTCTGATTTGCGACATAATACCCATTCTCGTGAGTACAATGCTGACCGGCAACAACAGGGAATGTGAGATCCGCATAGTCAGGAGCGAGCATATTTCCATTCCCAGGCTCGCCCGTGTTTCCCCTGGGTATAGTCAGACTCAGGACAGGATTCTCAGGGGTGCCAGACATGGAAGCAGAAGCAGAGGATCCCGCAGCCCCCGTTGTGACAGTTCCAATAGAAATGTTCGGAGTTGCACCCGTGGGGCCCGTTGCACCTGTCTCACCGGTTGCCCCTCGAATCGAGGTAGTGGTGTAAGAATTACCATTCGTATAATTGATAGTGAGCGTATAATCCTGATTCAGAACGATGGAAGAGATGCCATTGCCTGTGGCGCCCGTTTCACCTTTCTCACCATCCATGACATCGAAAGAATGATCCCCATCGTCATCCGTAATGGTTATCCGATGCCCTCCTGTGATTTCTGTGACAGAGACAGTAGGAGAATTGCCCTGTTCCCCCTTCTGTCCTCTCGGTCCGATAATGGCCGGAATAGGAACCCATTCGCCATTGACCTTGACTTTCAGTATGTCCATCACGGCACCTCCTTACGATACAATAATGGAAATGTTCTCGAAGTCTTCTGCTGTCATGGCATTGCCACTACCCGGCTTTTGGAACGAGAACACGGCAGCGTTGACGCCTTCATCTACTGTAATAATCCTGTCGCCAAGAGACACATTAGGATCATAAGCAGTATCAGACCCGCTGATCCGTTTTGCATAAACCGCATAAGAGGAATGATCCACACTGTAATCGCAAGCCTCATCACAATTCATCTGCTGAACCGTACAGCGAATATTGGAAGGGCAGGATACATTGATTGTGGAAGCATTCTTCCCGAGAGGGATCGGGTAGACAGGAGAAGAATAATCCGAATACAGTTTCTTTTCTGTTGCCGGAGTGAGCTGGACAACGCAAGCATAATGCTCTCCAGACCCAAGGTTCGTGTGAACCACATAATCTCTTCCCGTGAACGGTGTGGTGGTGTATGTCAGGAACACCTCATAAGAGAGCTCATTCGTCGCAGAGATCTCACAAGTCGCACTATGAGATCCACAAGTGGCCGTGATAACACAACTGCCGACTCCTACCTGGGTGACAACACCGGACGCGACGGTCGCAACATTTTCATTACTCGTACTCCAGGAAATCGAGTCGGTTGTGTCCGCAGGAGTAATGGTGGGCACAAGAGTAAACGTTTGCCCGATTTTTGTGAACTCAAGAGAGCCTGCATTCAGCCTGATGCTTGTGCAAGGCTTTGTATCATTGATCTTGACCGTGGTAAGACGATTCGTTCCAAAGTCAACATTCTTTATAACAAGCGCTTTACCCATTTCTTTCACCCTCTCAATAATTTATTACCCGTTCTCCAGCCTCTGTCAGAGAAGCATCTTGTTCGCTGTCACCCGTGTCATACGCGCCAACACGGACAGCGGTGAATTTCTTGTTCTTTTTATCGACAACACAAACATCAAACGCCTGTTCCGTTATCGTTCCAGGAATCCTGTTGGACAGCCAGGGCTCAAGATCTTCACCTGTGGCAGCACCCCACTTGTCGCAAGTCGTTATCATAATGGGTATCCCGGCATCAGATGTCTTAATCCCATCAACATGAGTATGTCCCTGAATGATAATAACATCGGTGTTATTTGCGGTAGCAGTTGTTCCGATAAGATCCAGGACTGCTTTCTTTGTGTTGTTAATAGTCATCTCAGGATACCGCATATCCGGTACCGCATAGAAAGAATGCGTAAAGATAATAAGCATCCACCCGGACTCAACAACCATTGCCTCACCCGTCAACCAATCGAGCTGCGTCTGTTCATAACCATTGTTGGCAGGACTTGAAGGAGAATCAGCCTCCGCATAAGCATTCAGACAGATATACCGGATCTTTGCCTTTGGATTATCAATGTAGAAATATCGCCTGTCGGAATTTCCGATCTCATCGTCAAAAGAGGAAGTAAGCATATATGCCAGCGTAGAATCCGACGCGCCGCCAAGATACTCATGATTCCCGCAAAGCTGATAAGTTCTGCCACCCATCGAGCGCCGGAACTCATCCGCATACTGGAAATTGCCAGAGTTCATCAGATCTCCACCGCAGAACAACTTGTTGATCCGACACTTCTGGGCAATGTAATGGATCAATTTAAAAGAATGATGCGTATTCTTCGCGCAATCATTGTCCATGTGCTGATCAGTAATGAAAATAAAAGCATCTCCGCCATTGCTATGCTCCATGAGATACTTAATTCTTTCGCACTTCTCATCCAAATATTCAGGATAATATGAAGGCACCTCAAAAGGATCTGTCGTGTCCGTCTTCTTGGTTTTCAGATAACCATTTTGCAACCGGAGAATAACATTCCCTGTACTGTCCACAAAGTCAAGATCAACACCCTCTGCATCCGTCTGCCTTGCGGAAGCATCACTCATGGAATCAGAATCAAAATACAATGTTTTAATTCCGCCATTCTGAAAACGGACAAGCACATTTCCATCCTCATCCGTCAAGTCGAGATCCACATTCTCAGCGTCGGTTTCCTCGATTGTCGGGACGCTTTCCCCACTCCCATTCGGATCAATCCATACATTTACTTTCGGATCTGTGGGCGTTTCTTCTCCATAATAAACACCGGACTCACCAGTTTCTCCCTTATCCCCCTTCGGGATTCCGAATGAAAATGTTCCCTCCGAATAAGAGGCAGAGGCCGGATCACCAGGATTAAGAGTTGTTGCCTCTGCTCCCGGATGCTCCAGCAATTCAGCGGCGGCCTCCGCCCGGTCCGCCTCTTCTTTTACCTGCTGCACCCAGCTTTCCCAGGGCTCAGGAGGATTACCGGAACCATCCAGCGCATTGTCCGTAAAGGTGGTGTAAATGTACGATTTGACGATCACATTGTCCTGACAGGCAATCAGCTCACACTCGCCATTTCCACGATGCGCGACATCCGCGCTTTGGACGGTCCACAGAAGATAATCCCCATCGATCTGAACACCGATGACAGGATAACCCGCAGGATCTCCAGGGCGCTTGTTCAGCAGAGTAAACGTGGCATTCGGATATTCCTTCTTCACATCTTCAAGAGGGAACCGGATGATTCGCGCCTCATTTTCTCCCAGACGCCCGAGCTGGATCACCTTCTCCTTCGTTACATCAATAATCATATTCACACCACCTTTACGGGAATATTATCATTCGTCTACATCTTTCCTGTCATCCCAGGGCTCATCATAAGACATGGCTCGATTGCTGTCCTCAATGCCAGCAGTAGTAGGATCTACGATCACACCGATAAGACCCAGGAAAGTCAGCGCCTGGGTAACAATCTCGATGACCTGATTCTGAGTAAACTTCGGATACACATCGAACATGGCCAGGATATTAAAAACGAACCCGATGATAAGACTCAGGAACGTCGCAAGCCAGACCTTGTTCTTGAAACGGACTTTCCAGTTAATCTTGTTCATTGATTTTTCTCCTTTCATAACTGCATAGGCAATTCTTTGAACTGTTCATAGAGATCACTCATGACACTGTTTGGCCCAAGCGCCTCATACTGCTGATACATATTGTGGATGTTTTCCCGGTCACTATATCCAGCGTAACCTTGATTGATATAATGCCGGAAAGCCTGGAGCAGACGATCTCTCAATAATGCCTGGACACCAAGCATTGTTGCCTTGTTCTGCTTCTCAAGCTGTTCATTCTGCTTTCGGATCTCATCCTGTTTCTGATCTCTGCTCTTCAGCATTCCTTTCAAGATCAGCGTAAACACCAGGACAATGATTCCAGGAATGCCGGCGAGACTCAACCATTGATAGACAGACATTTTAACCACTCCTTTCTATGCAAGCTGCACAACAATATTTTCATAATTCCGTTCACCTGTTACATTGGTCCAGAATCTGAAAGCAAGTGTTTTGCCGACATTATCATCGACAATGGTATATGTGACATTCTTCGTTTTTCTGTTCGATCCATCAGAATCACAGATAACAAAGACGTCACTGTCTGCCAGTCCATCACCGGTTCTTGAAACAGTCATTCCGACCATTGCGGAAGTAATATCTGCGATCTTAAACAGAAGCATTGCCGTATTTACTTCCACTTCGATATCCATCGTCAGAGAATCCTTCGCATTGATTGTATATGTGTTTCCTGTTGGAAAACCGCTTTTAAACAGCAATGTTTCTTCCGAAAGATTGATGAGATTCTGTTCTCCGCCGGATGCGGCCTTCATCATCATGAGCCTTCTGATGTCCACGAGATCACCCCATCAATGCACAGATCTTGTGCCAGGTTTCTCCTGCCTCGTCATAGGCATAGACATCTCCGGTATCCACTTCAGTAAACAGACTCCCCGTGGCAACACCATCGGTGGGTTTACTGTCGTTTTTTAATCCTGAAAACTCATAGAACTTGACCGGATCTTCGCCATAGTCCAGCTGAACGATATTTGTTGCTCTTACCATGTTTACTTCTCCTCCTCTTTTTCACTTCCGGGATATTTTGATATAAGCGAATTTGCTTCAGATGCCGTGAGATGATGGATAATAACCGTAAACTTCGGCGCGGCCTGACCTCCATCCAGCTTATCCCATGTATCTTTCCCGATGATCCCATCCACCGTGAGATTGTTATCAAGCTGGAAGGTTTTCACGGCCTTTTCAGTCGCCGTGCCAAAACTCCCATCCACACCCCATTTTCCGAGATCATATCCCTGGTTCAGCAACTCCGTCTGAGCCAAAGTGACATACACACCTTTGTCTCCCTTTTTCAGAGTCGGTCTGCTGACAGGAACATCTCCGTACTCGACATCCTTAAGCTCACCCCAATGCGTCCATTTTGCTGCGGTGAGTTTTGATGTCGTGACTCCGTTAATCGTACTCATGGCCTCGATCACGATCCCATCTCCGACAAACAACCCGACATGAGAATATTTCGTTCCATTCCATACGAACACAGCAGTACCAGGCTTCAGCGCTTTCCCATCTGTCCTGATGCCTTTTTTCAGCTCTCCATGATCAGTGCAATACTTCCGGTACATAGTATCTGAACCATGATACATATATGATCCCAGCTTCTTGAATGCCCAGGAGAACAACCCACTGCAATCCGCGACGTAATGACCGATCCATTTCGATCCATATTTCCGGCCCTGGGCGCGGTCGGCGTCTGTGGTCTTCTCGAGCTTTTCCTGCTTCGCCTCAGTCCATTTTTCACCAGCGGTTGCCCAGATATACCCCCACTTCTCTTTGAGGGCATATTTGAACTTCTCAACCAGATCCGTTGCTTTTATCATTCAGATCACCTCACTTTCCGAGAACTTTTGTATTGAATGCCGATGCCGTGATCAGCGTTCCGGCAGTAAAATGCGAGTCAGACATTACAGCGCCCTTTGTGGTTACTGTGCCTGTCTGACTCCTGTCCGTTGCCATGATCTTGTTTCCTGTTTTTACAGAAGTGTAAGGAACATCCTCTGTCTCAAACTCAATTCCGATACCAACAGACTTGTTTTCATCCGTTGTGTTTCTGACAATAACCTTTGCCGTTGTCCCGTCCGACCAGGATATGTCTTTTGTGTCCGTACTCCACTTCTCCCATCCGATATTATTGGATGGATCTTTCAGGACAATGCCACTGTAATAACCAGATCTGACGATTCTGAACCTTTTGAACTTTCTCCCGCTTGGGACCGTATACGCAGGAATCGTTATTGTTTTGTTGCCAATGGAAGATCCTGTTTTGACAGTCCCTCTCCACCAGCTCGTATACGTATAAGTTGCCATAGGATCACCTCACATAGATCCAGATGCGTCCTTTCACCTGGATAGCCTGTGGATTATCCTTTGGTCCGCCGTAGAAGATATCATAAGACGGGATCTCACTCACGATGCCTACGATCCGTTCAGGATACTCCCGGATCTCATCCCTGGTCATGATGTCAACCTTGCCTCCGGGAGCAGAACAAACCGCGTCGCCGAGTTGATATTCCGACACACCGCGGAAGGGATATGCCAGGACTCTGCCGGAAACCGCAACAGGAGTCTTTGCCTCATCCGTTTCACCCATGCACGTGCCAAACGTGTCCGAAGTGAGTCTGCACCCGGGCAGCAGCCGATCATGAGAGATTTTCATTATCCCGTCAGAAGACTCAACCAGGCACAAACCAGCCTCAACCGTTTCGGCCTGTCTGCATTCAGCATAGTCATTCCACACGGCATTCCAGACCTGGGAACCATAGATCTTGCCAGCAACACCAAGTCCTCCAGCGATCCTTACCGCACCGGTCACCGTAGAAGAAGCATCCGTAGTGTCGGAGAAAAGAGTTGCTCCCGTGACTTCGCCTCCGGCCAGCGGAAGGAAATCGGAAGAATTGACCGATGTATAAGTCCTGTTCGCGACACTGGTGATCCGGCCATACTGATCCACAACAATCTGAGGAATCAGGATAGTGCTGCCATCACTACCTGTGACATCCGCGGAAGGACCATACGTGCCGGCGGTCACTCCGCTCAGGGCGAGCGAGAACACTCCGCCGCTCAGATTCAGCCCGGCACCATTGGAATAAGTCGAGTTCTTGGACGTGTACACCTTGTTCGACACAGATGTGATCCGCCCGTCTGCTCCGACAGTAAACGCAGGAATGGAAATCGTGGTTCCTTCATTGCCTGTGACATTGGCGCTCGGTCCATAAGATCCGGCCGTTGCTCCGCTTGCAGCAACCGAGAAAGCACTTCCGTTCAGCGCAATCCCCGACCCGGCAGTATACGTGTTTCCCTTTGCCGTGAACACCTTGTTCTGAATGCTCGTGATCCGGCCATATGCGTCAACAGTAAAATACGGAACGTTCATCGTCGTTCCGTCATTCCCTGTGACATCTGCGGGAGGCCCGTAACTTCCGGCAGATGCTCCGCTTGTGTTAAGCGAAAACGTTGTCCCCGCAAGACTCAACCCTGTTCCTGCATAATACGTATCGCCTTTGGGCGTACCCCATGTGCCATCCGACTTAAGGAACTTGTCAATCAACCCGGAAGTCGGCGCCGGAACAAGGCCAGCCTTTCCTGCGGCACCGGATGTCGCTCCTGTAAACGCGAGCAGAGACGCAACAACATTGCCATCATTCCCAACAACCAGGAACTTCCCGGCATTCGCGGAAGTCTGATCCGCATTCACTTTCTTCGCCAGCTCAGACTCCATGGTCCCGAAACTTACAAAAGCCTCAGGATCTACATCCAGTTCGATTGAAATGGTATTATCAATCACAAGCGTTGCCACAAGGGTATAGGCAAAATCCGGGAAACTCTCCGCAAGAGGAATCGGAATGCCATCTCCGGTTTCATTGAAATAGGCAACCATCACAGAGGTAGTAGTTCCGCCGCTTGTCGCGTTGACAAACAGCCCTATTTCCTTCATGGTATAAGTTTCCGTGAAACCCGTTACCCTCATTCTGAATTGGATTCCAGCCACCTGGTTACTGTCCGCATAAACCACATTCTTTGCTTCCACAATGCCTGTGGTCTTCTGTGAAACAAGCGCCGTTGCAGCTCTCCTGTCAGCATCGCTTGCTTTTGTTCCTGTTCCGGTTTTCACCGTGTCAATACTCAGGGTCTGCCCACTCTGGGCATACGAAGCAAAAAGGTTGCTTCCCGCGTTTGTGATCACTCCTACCCAAGCCATTATCATTCCCCCTTATGTAGCAACCACGGACTCGATCCACTCGATTCCGCTGATTCCTGTTCCGACATAACCATCTGCAGTTACGGACTCGCCGACAACCACAACGTCCTTGCTCACACCAACAGGGACCAGCAGAAGGCCCGACTGATTCAGGATCTCTGTTTCCCGTGTGCTGATGTCTCCATAAACCTGTACGGTGACGTGCATATTCTTTGCGTTCCCGGATGAGTCTTTGCAGTCATTGTAGACGATTGTTGCTGACTCTCCGAAAATGTCATTGTAGATCTTCCGCAACGCTCCGAGAGATCCGTCCCATGTGTTCATCGCAATGGTCAACTTTAATACCATGCGGAACTCATCGTCATCCATGATCCTGTCTCCGGTAGCAGGAACATAATTCAGCTCCCTGGATGCTCCGACAAGATTTCCAATGATGTCCAGCTGGGCACCGGAAGCATTATCCAGATCAAAACAGGAATCGATTGTATTCAGGACTTGCTGGAGATCCATGCCAGGTTCCAGGACGGATCTTGACAGCAACAGAAACTTTTCTCTGCCGTAATTCTTTTCAGAGATCAACTGCGCATACTCATCAGTATCTGAAATAAGAAGCTCGAGTTTCTGCTCGGGTGTCATGTCCTCAGAATAGTTTTCCTTATCGTTCATTCGACCACCACCTTACGTTGTTATCGTGATGTCAGAGGCCGAAAGATGCAGCACATGATCAAACGCGCAGGAAATAACGCCACTCGACGCCTGGGAACTTGCGATGCTCGTAATCGCGAACGGCATATCTTTGGAATCGAACTGAGCATAAATGTCTTTATAGCCCATCGTCAGCATCCAGGGCTTTCCGATGCCCAGACTGTTCACATCCTCCATCAGCGCATTTTTGATAATCTCATTGATACGATCCACTTCACCGGAACTATACCCTCCGAGATCCGTAAGCGTAATCGTCAGGACAACATCGGTCTGAGTTGGCCTGGAGAACTTGATTGTGTTGTTGTTCCCATAAGAGTCCACAACAGTTTTTGTCGTAGATCCATGCGTTGCAACACCAGGAGCCTTGAGATCAAAGATCTTTTCCGCAATCTCATCCGCATCCCCTCCATCCACCACAACACAGAAGGAATGAGCCGGAAGGCCGTTGGCATCCGTGCTGTCCGTGTCATTCTGCACCACATCCACAAACTTTACTCCGGTAAGATTCATCAGGCCTGTGGCAATGGAATAGAATGTTCCATTCGCTTCAAGGACATGAGCGGCATCGAACCTTGCCCGGAGCTGGGCATCTGTCTCCATGTTGGTTCCGACTTCCGCATCCGCTGCATTCGTTACTCCCATCCACCCAGGAATAGGAGTGTAAATCCCGGCAATGGTTCCTGCTTCAGCCTCAATTGCTCCGGCCGTTTCACAGGTTGCTCCGACTGTTCCGCTTCCACCGACAGGGATTGTAAACGCCTCATCCAGCGCCCACAAGTTCCCCTGAGAGTCAATTGCCTCTCCTGCGTCGATCACGGTCCCGGCATCCCCTGTAATCGTCAGGACAGTCTTGGAAGGAGTTGCCTCTTTTCGGATCATGCCGGACAACTGGACAAGTGTGTCCAAGGCATCCCCGACAGCAAACTGGGGATTCCTGTCATTGTACGCCTGGACAGCCAGCGCGTAGGAATCATCAACACACGTCGCAAAAATCGACAGCATTTGATAATCCGGCGTTTCTTCTCCGAGATAAACATCATTGCCGAAGATTGCTTTGTACTGGTTTTCCAGATATTCCATGATATCGGAATAAGTCGGCACATGGACTCCATCCGCATCGATATAGGGTTCAAAGTATCCCATCGACATCCACCTCCACAACCGAGGATTCACCTTCGTCTGTTACCGCAAGGCAATAAAAGACGATTCTGTGACTTGAGTAAACGGCACTTACATTCTCCACTCCCATGACATTCTGAGTATCAGAAACATAGGAGGCAATGTATTTCGCAAGCAGATCCACATCTCCGCTTCTCGCATTTCCGGCCAGGAACTCAGGAACTCTGAACCCAAGCTCAGGATCTTCCCACCATTCTCCATAAAGCAACTGCATCCTCATGGTGATCACCTGCGAGACTGCCGGAGCACCTTCTATGAGATCTTCCAGCTTCGTAACCGGCATAATGTCCCCATTCCCATCAAGAGGTCTTATTTTCATTCAGATCCCTCCAGCGGCTCAGGATTCGTGCGGTCATAGATCTCTCTCTTAAATACCCTCAGATCATCCCGGATCAATATCGCGCCATGCTTCTCAATCTGACTCACCGCAGCGGCAGAAAGAATCAAGTGATACTTCTGCTCCGCCTCCCCTTCGGAGGAATGAGTTGTCAGAATGCCGGACGCGGTTTCTCCGTTCGCCTGTGTTTCGATAACAAAATATGCCATTGCCATTCCTCCTTAAGATATTCTTATATACCGAATTGTTACCTGGGCAGTTCCACTTGATATTTCAGAACTTGATACGCTTCTCAAACGGAGCATATTTGTTGCTCCTGTGGCACCCGCGTTAAACCCACACACCGCAAGTCCAGAAGCCCCACTCCATACCTGAACAATGCCAACAACCGAATACCCGGCTGGAGTTGATGCCCCAAAGTCCGTTGCAGTTATATTTAATGAGGACCCAGAGCCTATCTTGGCATACGAATATTCATACTGAACATCCTGCATATATGGCCTTGTGTCCACATATGCCTGTCTTGTCGTTTCATCAAACACAACCGGACTTTTCGTTCCGCTTTGCGTATATCCTATTTTCAGAAGCCCATAATCATTGGCAGTAGCCTCAGAATAAGTCGTATCTGTCCAGGGGACGTTAACGAACATTTTCCCGCTGCTAAGCTGCACCGGATAATCTTTATTCGCCTGGGCAAACCCGATCTTTACCAACCCATAATCCGAGGAACTTGCTTCAGAATATGTGGTGTTTTTGGAAGTATAGGTTTTATTCGATATCCCTGTGATTCTTCCATACTGATCAACCGTGACGTAAGGAACTGAAATTGTCTGTCCTTCATTGCCTGTCACATCTGCAGAAGGCCCATAAGACCCAGCAGAAGCTCCGCTTATTGCCAATGAAAAAACCCCGTTATTCAGATCCAGACCAGTACCGGCAGAATATGATGTCCCGGCAGGAACGGCCCATGTTCCGTCTTGCCTCAGGAATTTTGTGACAGTTTCCTCATTCGGCAGGGCAGGGCACAACCCGGAATATCCCTTTGCAACAGCCCTTACGGACTTCTTTGTGGCGCTCAAAACACCCTGTTTGTCCTGGGTGATGGACGCAAGGAAATCGATCGCATCACCCGATGAAACAGGATCTGTGACGGGAGTTTGCTTATCCTTTTTGTTGTTCAGGATTGAAGGAAGATCTGATCCTCCGGTCTGCCGAAATCCGACAAAAGCAAACCCGTCTGACAAACTGTGAACCCTGGCGGCGAGAGGAGTGCTTATGCCTCCGTTCTGCACCCATGAATCTATACATGAGTCAGCACATACCACCAGGCATCCGGTTCCCTTTTCAGGAGTAAACGTAAAATTCCCCCAGAAGAACACCGGAACATCCGTCAGAATGGGAGGATCATCTTTTTCATTCCAGCCGCGGATCACCGGCTGGATTGTTGCTGTCCTTGTTGCATGGTCATAAGTCAGAACCTCACCAGGAACAGCAACATGGAGGCTTTTCATGATATCGGCTTTCAGCATCCTTTCCTTCATTCCAGGTTGCTGGATCACCTCGTCAATCCGCATTAACCCCCCTCCATTCCTCCATCCGACAATTCTTTCTCATCTGCGAGTATCAGGTAACTGTCCCAGTTACCATCATAATTGTCGGCATCGAATTTCTGCGAAACCAATCGATATTGATTCCCGGACACCTCACACAACGCACCAGCAGGATATCCCTTCACATCCGTCTTGACGATCCTGATCCCTGTGGCAAAATCCTGTGCCTCAATGATGTCATCTTCATTCACAGTTGCCACTTCAGAGGTTTTCCCCTTTGCCGTGATGAAAACTGTGTTGTTTGTTATGAACCCCCTCGCATGAACACTCCTGGCAAGCATGGATACGCATTCCGCCAGCCTGCCATCGTAGGTCTGTCCTCTGATCAGTCTGACGTCATCTGCCGTAAAAAGGCCCCTGGAAGCGTTCTGAACGATACTCTCATAAATAGTCTTTACACTCGACCCTCCACCAAAGGATTTACTGATCCATGTGTTCCAGAAACTCTTTCCGTCTACAATCGACAAAGTTGTGATTGTGTTGGAATCAACTTCCCTGGTGTACGTGTCATCGATCTCCCCACAGCACAAAAGTCCGTCATCACGCCCATAAACATAGATCATTTCATTATCGTTCAGGACCGCCCTGTCTTCATCTGACATATTGTAGATTTCGACAATGAAGAAGTCCGGGAGAAGGGTCATGTTTTTTGATCCTTGAACCCGGACTCTCATTCCTTCGGCAATTTGCTCATTTCCGGCTTTTACGGTTATCGGGCGAAATTCATCATCCAAGATCATCACCCCAAACAATCGCAAACTCACTCAGATTGTCTTTGGAAGGGTTTTCCGTTGACGGATTGTCAGAAAGAGGAACACACACAAGGTCCCCAATGCGTTTGTGCGAGAAAGGCAACCACAGGTTGTTAAGTTTCCCATTGTAAGAGGCGATCAACGGAACATATCTGAGATAGGATTCTTTTGTCTGAAGATCTGTTACCGTCATATACCATAAATCGGTTTTTTCCATATACCGGAGTTCAAAATCTACCCTTACACCTTCATCTCCGATAGGAAGAGTAACTATGATAGATTGATACAAGCTGTCTTCAATAGGCTCAATCTGAATCATTCAATCACCCTCCAATTACTTGTTGTGTAATGCTCGGAGTTCTCGTTCCATCGCCCGTCTTGGTCTTTTTCTTCTTTTTTTTCTTTTTCGGCTTGTATGCGTGCTGGAAATCGATTTTTCCTTCCCATCCATAAGGAGAAGCATCATCCTGATTGACGGAGACAGAAGCAATCAGCATATCAACATGGACATACTGAGGAGTAATTACTGTGAGCTTTCTCCTTTGTTCCTTCAACCAATGAATGGTTCTGAATGCCGTTGAGGATCTTGTCCACGCATTCTTGACTTCCCCCTGGATAAGAGATCCAACAGAGGCATTAAGGCCTTTCTTCTGCACAGAGGATAAGGATTCTGATTTGCTAATAATCGCTCCCCCTCCTGTGTATACATCTGACATAACTATCTCAATCGACAATTTGTCTGGCTCATTCTTTGCCCCATTCACATATTTGGTTTTCTCATTCCCCTTCGGATCTTTCTGAATATCTGTTGTAAGTGTGTGCTGGATCTTTGTTACTCCGTCGAACATATAAATGGATTTATCTGTCTGATCATATATGCACACACTCTGAGGAGGGACCTTGAATCCCTGTTCTTCTTCTTGCTTTGGAGTTTCTTTTGATCCGTTTGTCCCTTCGTACTGGATCAGCAGATAAACATTGCTCAAGGTCAATGTGCTGTACTGCGTACCGGACTTTTCATTCGCCTTCCCGTTTGATTTGAACTTGAATACTGCTTTCAATGTGCCGGAGTTGGAAGGCAATGAAACCTTGGCGCCTTTTTTTGACCCGTTTTTCTGGTCAAACTTTTTCCCATTCACTGTAAGAACAGAGATCCCGCCATTCGGACTGTTGAGACTTGCCCATATAACAGCAGATTTGATGACACAACCGGAAGAAAGAGAATACTTAAAATTCACAGTATTCGAGCCCGTATATGGTCCTTTGACGATGGAATAAGGATTCTTTGACCCGCTATGAGTGTTTCTTGCGCATTGCCAGGAACTCACCAGTTTAATGGCATTCTTATGAGTCACTTTGAGCGTATTCATTGGCCATACACCCCCATGACATTTTTAATAAGATGCCTCTCAGCAAGATCATATACAGTTGATCCGATTTCTTTTGCATCTGCGCTGGAAGAATTGACATTGATGCTTACAGGGGCATTGATGTTGTAAGTGTTTGCCATGGTCATGCCATTTACAGCACCTTCGAGGTCAGAGAGAGAAGCACCATTTGTTCCTGTTTCTCCAAGCCCCATACCGCTGATGATTCTGCTCACGGCAGCAGATCCCATTTCATTGAACATCTGCTGGATCAACGCAGCAGCCCTTGCAGGTTTCGTTATTGGAATAATGTACTCTGTTCCGTCTTCACCGACAGTATAAGTACCTTCAGTCCCGATTCTTCCACCCATTGCTTTGCCGCCTCCGCCTCCAAGCCCATTTAATGCGTTTTTAAGGCTGGTAGCGGCAGTTGAAGCACCATTAAGTGAACCAACAAATTCCTCTGTGGATTGTTTTATGTTTGCTCCAAGGCCCTCTGTGGCCTCACTTGCTTCTTTTGCGGCTTTCGCTCTGGCCTCTTCAACATCGATGCCTTTTCCGAACTCGGACATAAATTCATTTATGGCATTGAATGCAGATTCAAAACTTTCGATATTTTCAGCAGATCTGAGATTCGCAATGAGATCCCTGAGCACCGAACTCTGGTTCCCGTCCATGGTCCCTCTTCCGTTTTCACCGATGCCATAGAACTGATAATCGCCATTCAATTTAAGCCCAAATAACCTGGCAATTGCTCCCTCATATCCAAACTCCGTGTCTGTTTCATTGACAACACCAAGCCCTCTGCTAAGATCTCCTTGACCAAGACTGTCATAAAAGGATCTAAGATACGCCTCATATCCGCTTGCGTTTCTCATTCCAAATTCAACCTGGGCAGCCCTCGGATTTGTTACCGCGAACTCCTGCGCAGCATCTTGAGTATATTCCTGTTTGCTTGCGCCTGTTATCGTTTCTTTTACCTCTCCGGTTTCGTCTGTAAAAAGACCTTCAACTGCATCAACCGTTTCGCGTCTTTCTCCAATACCAACATGATCCTCACCAAAGAGTTTTTTCATAATCGCGTCCCAAATATTCGTAAGGCCAGAAAGAATTGCCTGGAGAATTTTTCTGCCAATAGAAACAAGTTTTGCCCAGTTGCCGGGATCTGTAATCCACTTAATTGCATTATCGATAAATGTGTCAAGAAACTGCACTCCGATTGTAATAAGATCACCAATAGTTTCTCCGATCTTTGTTCCGAGGTCAGAGAATATGCCAACAAGATCAAGATGATCAGGATCTTCTATATCACTTGTCAACCTTCTGTAAAGATCGTCAATGGTATTGGAAAGGAAGTCGAATATGCCATTAACAAATCCTTCTATTCCACTTTCTCCGGAAGGAGGATTCAAAAGACTTTCTAACCCTCCAAGAATAACATCAAGTATCCCACTCGCAATAGAAGAAGCGGCCTTAAAAATACTGGACGTTGCATCTCCGAGAGACTTGACAGTTTCCGGCGCGGAAAGGAAATCTCCGATCTTCTTAAGTAATCCGTTCGCAAATTCCGCTATACCACTTCCGATTCCCTTCCAATCGGTTGTCATGGCAATCTGTCCCATTGCATTTGCAATGTCTGTAATTATGGCAGTAACCCAACCAATCAGCCCGTCCCTATATTCTCCTGTCTCTTCATTTCTTTCTCCAAGAATAATGGCGAGTCCGCCACTAACTCCCTTTGAAATAAGGCCAAAGATCCCGCTGACAACTCCCTGGACAGCTGTTACAACCTTTGTAAAATCAATGGTTTTGATTGTCGTGGCAACAAACGTCATGAACCCATTGATCAGCGCCTCGACAACATCAACAGAAGTTGCGAAGATGTTCACAGCGCCTTCCTGATTGTCATCAAACGCTTTCCCAAGTTGCTCAAAAAGAGAAGTTATAAATTCTCCAAATGTTTTGCCAAGTTCCTCTGCCGGCACGTTCTCAATCTGCTCTTTAAGAGAATTAAGTATGGTCTCTCCAAGTCCTACAAATCCATCCTTGGAAAAAGAATCCCAAATACCAAACTTGTCATTGAGATTCTCCACATATCCCTTATCACCTTTTTGCAGACCGTTTTCCTTGTTCCACTGATAGTTCTCATAATCATGGATCAAGTCACCGATGAGCGCAATTGCCGCCAGTATCTGCCCAAGAGGCCCAGATTTTATCAGGGCGATAACGACTCCAATCGCAGCACCTACAGCTTTTACACCAGCAGGCAGTTTCCCAACTATCTTGAATATATTCCCGATTGCTTCCCCTATTCCGATAACACCTTTGGAAAAAGCGGTAATGGCCGAAGCAAACTTCACCATAATGCTGTTAAAATTCTTTTTTACCCAATCGGAAATAGATCCGAGATACCCTGTAATCCTTTTTATAGGATCTTCGAGATTGATGAGCACCTGTCTTCCTATTGCCTGGATCGCATAGTTGACCCCAGATTTCAGTTTCCAGAAAGCTCCCTGGAGTTCTCTTATTTTTTTCAGCGCACCATTGACATTCGGAAGCTCAAGTTCTTTATTGAACGCAAGAATGTCCCTATATATTTCTTTGAGTTGCGCGTCCTTGTTGATCTCCTTGATTGTCATGCCCATTGCATTCAGGGCCTTGTTCTGAGCATTTATTGCCTCAACACTCTTTTTCTGAGTCTGCGTCAATTTTCTGAGCTCAAATTCTTCTTTTGTGACAGACTCGATGAACTTATAGATCGCTGTTGTAACAGCTCCGAGGGCGGCAGTAACACCAAGCGCCTTCATTTTTGATGTGTCAAGCAAATTAAATAATTGCTGCACACCGGAATTGTCCATCTCCGCACCCAAACGGATTACATATTCGGAGATCACGTTTTTGCCCATTTTTTCACCACCCTCGTCACTGTTCTATTGCTCTTCGTTCATTTTCTGATTTGACGAGCATCAACTCATTTATATCGAGAAGATCATCAAAAGTATATGTGCCATCCCACAACTCATGCTGTTTCCACATTCCTGCAGCAACAGGCGCATAAGTCCAATCATCTATATTTACGCATTGCGCTGGAAGGAATTTTGTAGCTTGAGGACTGAACTCAAGCCTTTTCCTCCGAAAAAACTTGCAAAATTAAAGCTCACCACATCATAACAGAGTAAAAGTGCCAGGAGAGGATCATATTCGACAACTTCTGTCCCAAAATCATCCCCGGACATTACCTTCTGATAACCAGCTTCGAGCAAAATATCAACATTGTTGAGGCACTGCTTCTGAAAATCATACAGTTCCTCTTTGGAAATTGAGGCAAGCGCTTTCGGAATAACATTAAGAACCGCATCAGTCCTTTTCTCTGCAACGGCCTCAACATTTTTCTCATCGTCATCATGATCGACAAATATGGACTGGAAACTGTCAATCAGCGGGATAAGTTTTTCTGCTACAAACTTCAGCATGAAACTCCCATCAAGCGCATTGAGCTTGCGAACACGGAATGTATATTCTTTTTCTTCTATCATATGAGTGACTTTTTTTGTGGTTTCCCTCATCTGTTTTCCCTCCTTAAAAGAAACCATCCTCCCGCCTCGGTGACGGGAGGATGTGGTGATTATTACGATTCGGTCATTCCCGCAAAGAGCAGATTATACTGCCGGTTTCCAGCGGTCTGATCATAACCCTCGTCAGGCTTCTTCTGCGGGACAACACCCGTGAAGTTGAGTATGCGCTTCGCAGCCGGATCATTGAGGCTCATGGTGGACAGGGCAAAAACACCCGTCTTGCTCTTTTCCAGGTAAGAAACCCATTTCCTCATGAAAATATCTGCCTCAGAGTTATTCGGGATCTCAAGCGAAATGCTGCCATTCTTGGCAACCAGCTTGTTGATCACAACATAACCCGTGGCCGTGTTCGTCACAGAGGCCATGTCTCCAGCATAGGCAACCGTAATCCGGCCGCCTCCGGCATTGGAAAGAACACACTTGCCGACATTCGGATGATTGATGACCGTTACAACATCAGGAAGGGAATAGACGGAAAATTTCTGATTATTCGCCATACTTTCTCACTCCTTTCCTTAGGTCTGCACGTCAACGGTGATCGAAATGGATTCGACAGAACCGGACAGGCAAAGCAGGACCGTGATCGGCATCGCCTTGTGAGCAATCCGATCCTCTTCGGTCTGAATGTCAAAGGAATCGACAAACTCCGCATGGCCATGCTCAACAAAGTCACCTTTTTCGATCATCCCGTCGATGGAAGCACCGCGCCACTGGTTGGTTTCCAGGACGCCGATGTTGTAATAACCATCCAGGATGTCATGGATCTCATTGATGAAAATGGCACTCGTGCTGTCAACCTGCGGCAGTTTCGTCGCGCTGTTCGCAATCAGCTCATAAATGGCCTGCTGGATCTCGAACGTCATCCGGTCGACATACAGAGTTTCATCAAAGCGCATACCATTGGAAGTGGCGCCATTCTCGACAAACGCCCTGGCCCTGGTGCGCTGGACATAAACATTGCCGTTGACTTCCTTGATGGATTCAACCTCTGTCTGAGTGAGGTTGTTCGCAGTCGCAGAAGCAACAGACTTGTAACAAAGGGCAAACGCGCTGTTCCGGTTCACCCTGGAAAGACCCATCGCGGCGCCCATCAGACCGGCGGCGTCATCGATGGAAGAGGTGCAGTACAGACCAACGGCCCGACCGACCTTGGAAGCGGCACTTGCGGCCTGCATGGTGGCGAAAATGCCGGAATCGTCGATAGCATCCGCAACGGTTCCAGCAAATCCGTAGAACACCACTCCGCGATTCTGGGAATCAAACGCACTCGCGATGCCCGCGATATAACGATTGATATTGGAAGTGGTTTCATCGGCCTTAGGAATGTAATACGCCGCGTAGAACTCTGCTCCGCGGTCGATAGCATCCAGCATGGCCTCGGCCGGAGATTCATTGACCGTAGTGACTTCATCCCACTTGGAGGAATCCCATGCTCCGGTCGTAGAATTGGTTTTGCAGCAATACAGTTTCGTTACGGTGCTTTCCGTATGCTTGCAATAATCTCCGACATTGTAAGTGTGAGCAGAATCATACTCAACTGCGGCATCCGCAGCGGCAGGATTCGCGAAATAATAGATCATGACAACCTTGCTGGGCGCAGGATCTACACCGAAATACTTCGCGGCCGCCTTGTACTCATCGGAGGTGGTCTGGAATCCGTCCGCTACCATAGCGGCAAGGGACGTGTATTCCTTGTACCTATTGGACATGTCAAAGTAACCGCTGACAGGCGTAGATCCAAGAATCGCGCCGACATCAAAAACACCCACAGATGCCGTTGATGTTCCCACACGGACGTCAATCTGAACAATAGGATCAATATTAAGCATCCTTTTCATCCTTTCTGATGCGAAAAGCATCAATTATTCGTCTGCGGTTGAATCACAATCACAGGCGGAGAATCGACCTCGGAACTGATGTGTTCTGAGATGTCGAGATATGCGAGGTTAACGCGCACGTCGCTCCTGCGCCTTTGGTATGTGCCTTCAACCTCATACAAAGATATTGGACGTGCAGGTGTTCCGATCGGAGCAATCCGCTTACTTCGTAATATTGCCCTCGGACTATTCACGCCATTATCCCATTGAAACATAGACCAGAACCGCTCAGCGTCATCATCCGCGCTCGGTCCGTAGAACGTACACAAAACGCTCGCATGAACAGTTTTCGTGATCTGTGTTTTCGTGATTCCGTTGCTTTTGATCTGCTTTTGCATGATATAATCCTGATCCCCTCCGCCCTGCGGAGTTTCAACATTGAAATAACACACATTCACATTTCTCGGCGCCTGGGGAGTCATCGTGTCCTCGACATAAGCCGGAACGAACCTGTCCAGCCCTTCCCGGCTCTCAGGATCTAAGCCAAAGGACGCGCATAAGGCTTCATATATGCCATCTCTGACAGTTTCATACCATCCCATGACATCACTCCCCAGCAACGGAAATCTTGTCCATGATCCTTGTGGCATACGCTTTTGTGAATCCCCATTGCGACCAGTTCTCCACTCTTGTCACACGCCAGTACAGATCATTGTAAAAAATGATATCTGCCTCGATAATGGAGCTTCCCGTGTTTGATCCTGTCTGAAAAGGGAAAGTCGAATAAACAACAATGCTCTCATTCAATAAGTCCTCAGATGTGGACGCCTGATTACTCATTTCCTGAGGCTGGAGATTCCCTGTCGCGTTGTACGTTGTGGGGGTCTTCTTGTATCCTCCTTTGTCTCTTACAGAGGCATTTCGGATCACCTTGAACTCCTGTCCGCCACCGACTTCAGGATCATCCAGGATAGCGGTTACATTCGGCATCAGCATTGTTATCACTTCTTCCTTCTTACGGCATAATTGATCGATCCGAGCATAGATCCCGTATCAATCAGAGGTTTGGAAGAACCTTTCATCGCTATTGTAATAGGAGCATTCGGAGCAAGATTTCCGCCATCAGAAATATAGTTCTTGCAAGCATCTCTGCCTATCATGCCAGCCTTCTCAAAATTATCTTTGGCTTTGTCTACATCCCCAAAAACAAGAGCGGCTTCTGCCGCCTCCCTCATCAATAGCTCGATTTTATCCTTCACGTCCGCTTGTCCGATCGCCGGTTCCAGTACAGGTCTTGGAGGAATATTGTTGGAAGGGACTCCTTGCTCATGCAAATAAAGCAGAGAGGAGTTGGTCATGCCATTTTCCCTGGCAACATTCGTTTCCTCAGGAATACCGACAACCACTTCATTTTCCAGAAAGAATTTCCACCCGAGGATAAGGTTCCATACTATCTCAGCATTTTCTCTGTACTCACCGCTGATAAGAGGCGCAGCCCCTCTGAAGATGTTCACAGAGCATCACCCTTTACACGGTCAGAACCCAGATGTCGATTGCAGATACCGGATCTGTCGTGCAACCCAGGGTAAGCGTTCCCTCGGAAGCAGACGTCACAACAACTTTTGCGGTGTCTGCGACAGTTGCCGAACCAGCATCGATTTCCATGCCGACATAAGTGCCGGTATACGCGACTTCCGCCGCTTTGGTGTCCCAGTCGGTGGTTTTGATATTCACTTTCTTGGCCTTGAGCATACCCTCATGAACATGATCCTCATGAGCGGCAAAAGGGGAGTCACCAGAACCACCTACATACCCATTGTGAAAGTATCCCATATGCGTTTCTCCTTTCTTACGGAATATATCGCCCACCCGCGACAGCAATCTTCGCAAGCCCGATCAACTGCAATCCGAACTCCGTCTGTTTCCATTCGGCATAACCGGAAAGACCGGAAGTCGCAGATCCTTCAGACTTGGAAACGCTGACTCCGCCGACACTTTTGGAAAGCGCCTGCGCGGAAACACCAGCTCCGGCCAGCCTTGACATGGCAACGGCAGGAGATTCTCCGTCTTTGGGAACAGGGGCATACGTCTGCGCGTAAAGAGTGAGCTTATGTGCTACATAGAGCCTGCGAGCCTCTTCTGCTGCATCACAGAACTCCTGGAACCGCTTGTTCGCCTGATCAACATAAGTATCGGCCACAATCCCTGGGATTGCTGTAAACTGAGGATAGAATGCCAGGAAATCTCCTAACGTCACTTGACATCATCCTTCTTGGTTTTCCTGGTCCTGGTCTTGATCAGTTTCTCAGGCACTTCCGCCGCTTCCGTAATTTCCTTTTCAACGGCCTCAGATTTCTCTTCAGCCCTTCCGTCTGCGGCCACACCCTTCATAGGATCATTCTCACCCTGTTTCATGGTGATCTGCTGCTCCGCGACCTTGATAGATCCGTCTGCAAGCAGCCAGCGGAACATGATCGTTTCCTTGATCCAGGCAGGAGCTTCGATAAAAATGCCGATTTTGTCAGGAGTCACGCGGAAGACTTCGCCCTTGAAAGGCCCGAACTCCGCACTCACATAACAAATCATCAGGAATTTATCCATGTTTCCTCCTTTCCAGGGAAAGGGAGGGCACCGAAATGCCCTCCCGCCCACATCGATTAGATGCCGTCCACGTAATAAACGGTGGTCGGATAGTTGAACTCGACCTCAGACACCTGGGCAACATAGGGAACCTTGAAGGCGAGATCCGCCATCTCGGTGTTGAGCCGGCGTAGAGGAGCGGTCTGATGATACCGGATCTTTTCGACCTGATTGATGTACACAACCATGCGGTCCGCGGAATCCGTGCCAGCATGATAGCAATACTTGCAGGGGAAGATCTCCAGATTCTTGCCCTGCTGGGCAACAATGTTATTCTCCTTGATGTAAGTCAGGATGGACTTATCACCGGTCGTGCCGACCTTGCGGGTAACGAGCTGACCGAACTGATACACAGGAATCAGGATCTGATTCGGCAGCGCATCATCCGCCATGTCATTGGCAACCCACACAGCAGTCAGGGCATTGTTGAAATCAGCCAGGATCTCATCCGGGGTCTTGTAATCCCACTGGGTGTCAGAACCACCGGAAGTATGAGCGGCGGCGGCCACACGGGTAACACTCGCGTTGTTCAGCAGACCGGTGGAGGCCACCTTGGTGAAGCCCAGATAAACGTTCGTGTCACAGAACCTATCGAACTCCAGGTGGACGCCCTTATTCAGAGTTTCTTCCATGTTCAGGGCAATGTTGCGGAACTTTTCCTTTTCAATGTAGGACAGCCGCGTATACTGAGCCCAGTTGAAAACACGGGAGATGGTCTTGCCGAAATCGGCCTGCATGACAGGAATATCATTGGCCGTGTTGAAGATCAGCGAATTTTCACCGTTGCCGGTGGAAGCATACTGCACATCCACAACGGACACATTCTCGATGAATCCGCCGCCGGTCTTCACAGGCATATCACGGGGCCACAGAGTAGAAGTCAGCGGCTCCAGGATCTTAGGATCGCACTTCTCGAGCTGTTTCTCGAGGAAGGCGTAAGCATCATTTACCATGCTGTCATTCGCACGGAGACGAGGGAATTTCTTCATGTCGCTTCACACTCCTTTCTCTTAATAAGCCCGTTCGGTCAGAACGATTTCAGCGACATTGTTGGCATCCTTGCCGCCCTTGAACTTCCAATTGGCCATTTCGACCGTGTTGGAAGAATCAGCAGAGGTGCGGATCGCGCCAGTCGCCTTCACGACATAAACTTTGCCCCCAGCAGAGGGAGAACCATTGGAAACCAGGACAGAGACGGTGCCGCGCTTCAGCACGTCCACCATTTCCTTGGCTTTGTAAGCGGGATCTCCGCCGCCATAGGTTTCCTCTGTCTTTACGGTGCGAACCGCGATACCGATGATATCGTAATGATCCGCAGAGGGATTGATTACAGCGCCATTGTACAGGGCAACAGGAGTGCCGAAAGCAATGGACGCAGTAGCTTCGCCATTGACAATGGATTCGATGATGTCATCGATGCTCCGGGAGATGGTCCCCGGCCAACCATTAGTCCAGGTAAGAACTTTTCCAGCCATGTTTCATCTTCCTTTCTTATTTATTCTTGTACTGAGGATTGCGCTTGGCCATGATCGCCTTGCCGATATCGGCAGGATCATTCTTGCTGTCAGCAGCCTTATGCGGCTTCTTCAGCGCGATGTAGCCATTCTTGCGCGGCCGGGCATCCAGCCCGGAAACCTTTCGAATCTGCTCGACAGCCTTGTCAGAGGCCTTCTTGCGCATGGAGGGAGGAAGCTGGGCGATAATAGGTTTCACAACCTTCAGGGCAGCCCTGGCGGCATCACAAGCCCTCTTGTCCTTCGCGGGACCGCAGTCCTCTTCCATCGGGAAGTCTTCCTCTTCCTCTTCGATCACTTCATCTTCATCCTGCTCATTGATCTGTTCAGGATCAACAAAGTGCGCTTCCGGTTCCTGAGGATCTTCATCGGGAGCAATGATCTCTTCCTGTTCTTCCTCAGCTTCCGGCTGCTGTCCGCCGATCTCATCCAGATCCTGCTCGAGTTTCTCCAGAGGATCAATCTCGGGCTCTTCATCAGCGGCACCCAGCTTCGCCTCAATCGCGTCGAGCCGATCCAGGATCTTCTGAATCATAGGATCTTCATCCTTGGTTTCTTCAGGAGCCGGAACAGGCGTTTCCACTTCTTCGGTGGTGATGTCTTCAATGGCATCAACAGCCTCTTCCAGCTCTTCGGGGTCCGCGTCAACGGCCCACTTGGCCAGCATTTTGGCAAGAATCTTACTATGGTTCTTCTTCGCCATTTTCTGATTTCTCCTTTCATTGATTGCAGGGGCAGAGTCCTTTATACAAACCCGGTGACCAGCACGCCCTTTGTCCACAATGGCGATGTGATTACCGCGGATTTGCCGTTGAGTAAGTTTCCCGTCTTCTTCATCCAGGACATAGTTGTAACCGCATGAAATCTCACGCTTTCCGTCCATGATTTCCTGGATTGTCTGAGGATCTGTGATCAGCAGATCAGCAATCAGAAGATCTTTGTCTTTGCCTGTGCCTCTCCGCACGTTCTGACAATGACCTTTCTGCAAAAAACTGATATTGTCTGCCGTGACACCTTCCTCTGAATCGGGATGATCATTGGTAACAGGCATCCCTTCAAACGATGCCATAGTTGCCGGAGAGAACACTTCTTCTTCAGGACGGAACACCGTGACAGTTTTTTCACCTCTCTGTCCGATTTCATCCTGGAGATACTGCTGAGTGCCGGATCTCGCAATCGGCACATTGACACAGATCAGATAACCCTCCGGTTCTCTCTTGCGGATGTTATCCGAGATCTTGTCTGCATAGTAGAGCACCTTCATCACCTCTCAAAAAGAGCATAAGAATAGCGCCCCGGTCATCCGGGACGCTTGTTCTGTCAGTTGTAATCGTTCGGGAAACTGTACGTTCCTGTGAATCCATTTTTACGGTTCTCCAGGATAGATTCTTCGAGGCTTTTGTAATACTCCTTCTCTTCCTGACTGTAACTTTCAGGAGGCCCTTTCTTCCCCGTTTTGAGCCTCGCTGTCACCGTCTGAAAGATCTGATTCATTCTTCTGCCATCCATCCAAATCACCTCCCTCAGAAATATACCGCCTCATGCGTCCTATTGTCAACAATCATTCTTTTGCTTTTTTGCGGAATGCACGATAAAGTTTCCTGTTAATAACATGGATTGGCCCGCCTTTATCACAAACGGCAATCAAGACAGGCTTTCCTCCCTGATCCGTATCATACAATTCACAATGATCCATTTTCTTAGCAACACGAGGGAAGATTTTACTGACTTCCTTGTGAATATTCCTTACAGTTTCCGGTTGAACAAGTCTGCCATATTTATCTGTTTTTGACCTTCCGACGCTTCTTTCAACGGCTTTCTCAGTAGGACAGGTAACATATACACCATTTACGGCATATCCATTGTCCTGGGCCTGTTTGATCTTTTTCAGCATACTTTCGATGTTTCCGTCGCCGGTTCCATCAAGCGTAAAACTATACCCATTCGCAATCGCAGCCTGCATGGCCCTCTTCGCGAGAGATGAACTTTCCTCATGAGCATAAGAGGCAGCACTTTCATGTTCATCTGAAAACGCCGTATCCGTATACTCAGGAAGACTTTCTTTCAGTTTGTCCGCGTCAATAACAGGAGAATCCTCCGCGCTTGGGAAGTCCACTCCGGAATCAGGACCCTGGATTGTTCCTTTCCCAGCAGCAGAACCACCTCCAAGGAAAGTCGCTACTTTCTTTCCGTCCGCAGGTTTTCTCGCTTTCTCAAACAGTTTTGAAATAATCTTCTGATGGAGTTCCTCACGTTCTGAAGTAAGGACAAGCCTGCCATCCTGCGTTTCTACACAATGCTCAGACAATGTGTTATAAACCATATCGTCAGGATTTTTCTTTGCTATGTCCTTTGGATCTATGCCTGTAACACCGGAACCTTTTGACAGAACCCCAACAGGTTTCCCCGCGGAAAGAATCCTTCCTTTCTCATCTTTCTGAACAGAAGTATATTCCTTTGAAGCGTTCCCTTTCTCTTTGGGATATGATGCTTTCCCATCATTTCTGTCAATATTGTTCTGAATGCTCTCATCCATAGAAACTCTCTTGCCAGTATAATCATCTCCAGGATTATGCTCAAGCTGGGCAAACTGCCTCTTTGCAGTCCAATAAGCATCTTTGCCGGATGCGGTCTTTTTTGGAACACAGAACTCTCCGATTGCATCTGTCGGTACTCCTTTCCCGGCTTCTGCGATGTCTGCAGCAAGAGCTCCTGGACTGTAAACCGTCTGAGATCCATCTACCTTACTTATGAAAGTAAGCGAACCATCAGCATTTTTGATTGCCCAGTCGTAGTTTTTCTTCTTTCCAGGAGTTTTCCACCGAAATGCCGTTCCTGGTGCCATATCTGTCAGGAACTTCTCTACATCCTCACTTGTTTTGCACTTCTCGCTGAAATCCTTCATCATCCTGTCAGAAGAGCTCGCGTCCCTTTTTAAAGATCCATGTTCTGTTTTTTCTGAAGTGCCATACGGTTCACCCTCTGACGGAGGCTCTTTCCCTCCCTCTTCCATAGGACTTTCTTTGTCCCTCTTCTCCTTTTCTGACTGAAGCACCTTGTCGAACTCGTCAAGCTGATCAGAGAACCAGTCATCCCACAGCGGATCTTCGATTCCTGCCTGAGAAATGAAATGCTCATCACGCCAATGCTCAAGAGTCTGCTCACCGCGCTCGATAAACTCATCTCTGCTTTCTGCCTGATTCACCCAATGAAGATCATTGGAAAGATCTCTTACAAGTCCGCTTTCAAAAGGATACTCAGGATCTATTCTTTTCCGAAGTTCTTTTACGATGGAATCAACATACTCTTTCATCGGAGGAGAAATTTCGGACGATTTCCCAGTTTCTTGCGGAGGCAGCTTGTTCACTTTTGCGAACATTTTTTTTACGTCCTCAGGAGAATAATGAGAAGCGGGCATCATAACCCGTTGTCCACCATTATCAGAATAGGCAACATAATAATCTCTCTTCCGGCCAGCTTCCTCCTGCTGAACCATCTTCACCTGAATGCTTTCCAGTTCTTTTTGTTTTTTCTCAAGATCCATTTTCCCATTATGATTGTACCTTGCTCCTGTTCCATGACCAGCACGCGCAAGTTCTTCTGTTCCTTTTCCCCATATTAAATTGCTTCCCGTCATGTTTCCATGAGGATTAAAACCATTGATGAACTCAATTTCTCCAGGTTTTGCTTTGCTCAAGATCTGATTGACATAGTTCTCATTTACTTCACTTTTCCCCAAATTCCCACTGTACCATGTGGCAACCTCACTTTCAAAACCATTTGGCGTCTTGCGAATTGTCTCTGTCTCCTGACGTCCTTTCGGATCTGTTCTGACCCATTTGAACGATTCCCCAGTCTTCATTTCCTTTGGATTTGGAGCAGATCCGCCGGCACCTTTCTTTGCAGATCCTCCGCGTTTACCAGGACGTCCTTTGTGACCATGGTTTCCACTTCCAGGTCCACCATCCTCGATATTCGCATTGATCAGCGCTTCTGCCGTGTCTGCCGTGAGACAACCGTCTTTTGCCAGCCTCCGGAGAAGCCGGATGTATTTACTCATATTTTGCCCTCCTTCGGCATAATAAAAGCCCGACTTTCGTCAGGCCTTCCTGTTACCGGATCGGAATCAATTCGGATTCCCATCCTTTCAATGTGGACTCATCATCTTCATACCCGTACTTTTCATCCAGGAACCTCATGTACGCATGAGCCTCTTTGTCCGTCATCAACCTCGGTTTCTTGCCAAACATCAGGAACGTCGGCAAACTGCTCTCCGTAGGTTCTCTCGGATCTTCCATGTACAACTGCCAGATCTCGCATCCCTTCCAATTTGGAAGATTCTCAATGAACCTGGCGCCCTCCTTTTTCGCGAACTTAATTGCTTCGCCAAGATGCTCCACAAGAATCACCTCCTATCGTTGCTTTGCAGGTAACAAAATATTATCGTAGTATTCTTTGTTTGGCAACGCATTATCTACGCGCATGATTGTAGGATTCCAGGAGTAATCATTGTCGGTGTTCAGCTTGCAATCCGCAAGATACTCTGCAATCTTCTCGATGCCAAGCTGTTTTTCCCCGTTCTGAGGATCAACAAGCATCAGATGACCATTTTCTCTTTCAAGACAAACGATATGAGCGCCTCCGCGTTTCCAGCAAACTGACATCGTGAACCTCTGCCCATCCTGAACCTGTTTGTCAAGCCATTTTGCGACATTGTTCTTGTTCCATTTTTTGCCCGTTTCCGGCCGGATCTTCTCAGGAGGTTCACCAGTCTCAGGATCAATCCACGCACTCGCTCCTGTTCTGTGAGTCGCCGCCAGTTCATACTGCCATGCTTCTGCATCTCCTTTACGAGGCTTTGCAATGACGTCATAACCTCTCCTGCGCAGCTCATACGCGACAACGCAGGTTTGGCAATTCCCTCTTTGCTCTTTAACGTGCTTTGCCCTGTCAGGATTCGCACTGGAATTATCTGCCGAATAAAGATCCATTTCATCCCCCTTCTTTACTCCGGCAACAGTATCTGGAGAATACATCTTTTTGATCTCTTCCGGTGAATGCTTTGACTTCCACACAGAGGACTTGGCATTCCTTTCTGCTTCTTTCTTGGCTTTTTCTGCCGCTTCCGCCTGTGCTTTTTTCTCTGCTTCAGCTTTTTTCTTGGCCTCTACTTCATCCTCGGAAACAGGTTCGGCGCCGGTGAGCATTTTATCCTGGAGAAGAATGTAATCCTGGATCATTCTGCGCTCTTCCTTTTTCCGGGGAGTGAACTCCTTCATTTTACGTTCGACCTTTTGGAAGTCGTCAAACGTAAGATCGTCAACATTATCTTTTAAATCGATCGTGAATGAATCTCTGCTAATATAAGCATTTACAACTTCCAGAAGCCTTTTCTTTTCATCATCCGTCAATCTGTCGAAATTTTCCGGCCCATACTTATAATTCAGATGCGCCCAGCTTGAAGCCGGATCTCTCGGAGCCAACTGCCCGCGGATTCTTTTGATTGCCTGGATTCCATAATAATTCGCTTCAGTAGGAGAGACAATCTCATGTTTCATTTTATCGACAAACCGCTGATTGAGCTCTCCGAAACTTTCAGGAGTCATTCTCTCCGAATAAGGAGCAACCTCACCGATTGCCGTTTTCATGTAATAACTTGCCTGACCAACATCAGGATTATTTGCAACCCAACTGTAATCAGGGCCTTGAGGCTTTGTCACAGGACGTTCCTTTACACCGGCAGCATAAAGCACTTCATCCGGGATCTCTTCGCCGGACGTGGGAACATCCATTGCTTTCGCATACAGATCAAAGAAAACATCTGTTTCGGTTCCTTCAAGATCTTCGTAATTGTTCCACAGATAATCGAAAACCTTTCTTTCATCCTCGGAAAGATTTTCCTTCATCAACCTGTCTTTGTTGTCATCCCATTTTCTTGCCTCAGAAACATAACCCAGCAGTTGATTCTTGTCTTCATTTGATCCGGTTTTCATGACGTACTCTTCTGCGGACATTCCTTCCCGGATCTTGTCGAGATTGCCGTTTTTGAGCGCTTCCTCTTTTTCGCTTTCTGTTATAAGCCCTTGCTTCCAGCGCTTTTCAATAAGTTCCTTTGCTCTCAGCTGATGCTTAAGTCTTTCGCCGTGACTTTTCAGAACTCTTGTTGCCCCGGCCTGCTTTTCTCCGTTAAGGCCGTTCAACCAGTCTTTCCGAGATCCGAAATATCCAATGTCTGCTCTGCCTCCACGATACTGCTTTCCGCCGCCAGGACCGGAACCACCCACCTTGCCAGGACGTCCTTTGTGTCCGAAGTTCCCCGATCCGGGACCACCATCCGTCGCGAACTCAGAAGCAAATTCAGGAGGCAGGACGCCGATATACTGCCCAATATCGGTATAAACCTCTACTTCTCCTTTTGGATTGATACTCGTCAGCATCTCAACACCTCCCAAACAAAAACGGAAACTCAGTTTACACTTGAGTTCCCGTTATCAAGATTCCGTTCTCGCTTTAATAAATCATATCCTTGCTCAGTTTATAATTGAGCAGTTCCTGCCAGGTGACGCCCTTTTTCAAGCATTCCTTGTATACCTCTTCAGAAGACTTATATGGCCCGAAATCCGCCCCCGGCCATTTGGATGACATAAGACTCCACTTGCCATGAAGCATGGCATAAATCGCAGCCTGCGGCTGCGTTCTGGCCAGTTCTTCATCAAGCGGATAAGTTTCTACTTCACTCATTGTCTCCGCACCTCCAAGCCTTCGTCATGACACTTGCGATATTCGGAATGCACTTGCTCATGAAATCAATCTCAACACTGTCATTTCTGACACGTGCGGAGAAAATATTCGCCGCCGTTTCTATCGGCCACCTTTTTTGCTCATAATAATCTATGGAATGAGCACCCCATAAAGCAGCAAGCATAAAAGCCCCTTGGACAGCATCATCAATACAGTCCGTTATACCGCCCAGCATTTCTTTTTTGCGCTGATACTCATCATAAAGCGCCTGTTTCTGCCGGAGAAGTTCTGCATACTTTTCCTCTCCAATGGACTCTTCCCATGCGTCGAATTTCTGACGATACTCTATCATAGCTTCATGATATTTTTCATCATAACCTTTCTTCTTCGGGACAGTTTTCACGGTCTTCCTTTTCGGAGTTGTGTATGTTTTGTAATAATCCGTGAATTTTGGTTCGACCGGCTGCCCGTGATCGTACATGAAGTTTTCCCATTCTCCATATCCGATCAAATTCCTCAACGCTTTATCCACGGCCTCAGAAATGAAGAACATATCAGGATCTGATACTCCATCAATCCACTTCCCGTCTTCTCTTCTCCTGATGCCAACGTGCTGTCCATGCTCTACATATTGAGCAGCATACTTGTCTCCCATACCAGCAAGTTCAAGCAATCCTTGTATGTCTTCCTGGGCGGCCTTCTTATATTCATCCCCATAAACAGCAATTGCGGTAGCGCCATCTTTGGTATCTGCAATCGACACCAACGGCTCCGCAATCATTTTTACCCCGGATTTCGATATCCAATTATCGCAAAAATGTCCATACTCATGCCAGAACGTTCTTGCTACATCTTCCGCAGACCTTGGGATTCCATTATGTCCAGAATCCCCATAGAACATATTGATTCTCTGATGATCAAAATTGCACGTCCCCGTTGTTGGACTCCAGATAATCTCTGCTCTTTCCAATGTTCTGTCCACAAGTTGCGCCATCCGATCATCCATGGTGTCCACACTTGCGATAATCTTTTCCCTGTAATTCCTCAAATACGGTCCTTCTTCATCACTATTGGAATAAGGAATACCATTGATACGTTTAAAACAATTCGCAGATTTCTGAAGTTTTTCTTTCACAGACTTCCTTGCCATGTCTCCTGCTTTTGTATGGACATATCCTCCATCCTGAGCCCTGAACACATCCCTGAGTCTTCCGTGTTTTTCAAGATATTTAATCCCGTCCGGTCTTTCAGGAATCACAACATCTTCCACGCCCAATGCTTTGGCCTTGAGCGCTGAATAATACTGATTTGTAGAGTAAGAAGCATTCCGAATAAACTCTTCATTCGGGATTTTTGAATACTTCGGCCCATCACCCCAGGGGAATGAATCCAGGATCATGTTCAGATCTTTTCTTTCATCATCCGTAAGATTCTCGAAGTTTCTGTCAAGAATCGTTTCTGACCATCCGAGTTTTTTGCCGAGATTGTCAACAATTTGATCGGCCTTCTGACTGTACCATTTTTGCCCAAACACCTGTCCGAAAGAATCTACTTTCTGAAGAAACTGATCCACCATATCCTGATCCTCTTCTGAAAGAGCATCATACCATCCTTTCATTTTCTTCTCAGGATGATCATGGTTAAGCATTGTGAATATCCTTTTTTGATATTCATACAATGATTCCTCAGTTCCTGTTTCGGCGTGCTGATCTTCAAGCGCACTATACTGTTCCTCTGTCAGAGAATCCAGGAATTTACTTATATTCTTCGCTTCTCTTGCGGCCTCCATGATTCCTTTAAATTCCTTGTGCCTTGCGAAAGACTTATATCCTTCTTCCTTCGACCCGGATCTGAACGCTTTCCCACCGGAACCCTTGCCGGAACCCCCGACTTTCCCGGGTCTGCCCCGATGTCCCCAGTTCCCCGATCCTTTTCCGCCGTCAATCCCCAGCAACCGGAGCGTGAACCGGACAAGATCCTCTTTGGGCCCGTTGTATGATGCCACAATCTTTCCTTTGCTCATCCGGTTCACCTCCAAAAAATAATTGTAAAAACTTGACATACTATGATATAATGATTTTGCAAGAGGACATTCGTCCCGCAGGAACCAGCACTTCTTTGGCCACCATACCCAGGGCGCGGCTGGGGATGAGTAAGTTGGTTCTGAACCTCATGCAAGCCACCAGCCACGGTTCTGCCTGAGGACTTGCAAAAATGCTTCGCATCAGCGAGGCATTTTCTTATTCAAACCTAAGGACTTTATACTTGTCACCTTTGTACAAAATAATCACATCCGCAGCGAAATCCGCACTTGTGTACATTCTGTTCCTGACAGCAATTTCAGCATCTTCAAGTGATGCTCCGCACTTATTAAGATCCATTATTATCCCACCAGGATTTCTTCGGATTTGTTTTATTCCTGTTCTCGGTCTATCGTTTAAAGCACTATATGATTTGCTGTCAGGCGTTTTAAGATCCCACAATCTTCCATTCCACAAATAATCTGGATTGCTAACCCTTTTGTTCTTATGGATTTCCTCAAGAACTCTTATATCCCCACCAAACTCAGAATGCAACCACTTTGCGATTTTTATGTCATCAACCCGATTTAAAACATCTACGCCAGGATCGATCTCAAACTTTCCTTCTCCCGGCCTTGCATTCTCTTTATACTCATTCGTTATGTCACGATATGAAGTAACATTCGCCGCCCTTTTCCCATGCAACCTTATTGGTTTGGATCTATTCTCTCTTTTTCTTGGAATTACCCTATGCTCAGGATTGTTTCCTTCTTCATGTGGTCTGTATTGTTTTGTAGATCCGCCTTTTCCAGATCCACCAACGCTCCCCGGCCTTCCTTTATGCCCGAAATTTCCAGAACCAGGCCCTCCGTCATTCACAGATGTCTCAAGAGGATCAATGCGGAAATACTTCTGCTGCGCCTGCATCCTGTCAGGAAGAGATTCATACTTTTTGTCCGGCACAGAATCGAACTGCTTCCGTCTGAGGTCTCTTTCTTCCTTGCTCATTCTATGCTCAGATTCTACAACAGTAATGATCGTTCTGTTGGTCCCCTCCTGGACATTCATAACAGTCCATTGAGCTCTGCTGTGCGCCAGCACTTCATCCTCTCCATGAGTAGACAAATGACTTACCGGAGCCGCAGTTCTGTTTTTAATGCACCTGAATACGATGTGTCTGCTATCCTCACTCGAACCTGAGAAATGATATGCCATCTCTTTATCTGACGTCCAGGAAGAGTTCATTCCTATCATCTTCACGGTACCACCAGGTTGGGCATTTTTCATGAACTCTTCGTAATCATCCTGGTCGAGCTCAATCCCGCGATAGATTTCTCCATCATACACACCATCATCATCGATGTATTTGTCGAGCGTCTCTGTGTCCGCTCTTCCCCAACTCCCGCTGAACCATGTCCCCATTTCATCCAGGATGTGCCATGCCTCCTTTTCATCGCATCCCGTCCAATCCTGGATATAAGCAAGCCTCGCAGTAGTAAAAGGATCTGTAAGTCCATTATTGGAGGATTCCCATTTCTTTTTGTACATGACTTCATCATTGATGTCAGGAGCTTTCCTTGCTTCCTTTGTGGGAGTAGGATCTCCGTTTTTCTCCATGATGTCAAAATACTGCTTCGCAAGCTCTCCGGCAGTTCCTTCTCTCCATGCCTTTACAGCATCTTCATATTCAAGGAAACCCTCCTCAAGCAGGAAATAAGACTGATCCTTTGGACTTTGACTCATGACTTCTTCTCGTTTCTGAGCGAGTTTTTCATGATACTCAGATCTTCCAGCCCCTTCTGTTGAACCGGAACTTTGCTTTGCAGATCCTCCGCGTTTCCCAGGTCGACCAGCATGACCAAAGTTCCCGCTTCCTGGTCCTCCGTCACTTATCATCCGAACCAGATTGTCAAGATCATCATCAGAGAAACCTTTGGATTCCTCTGAAATAAAGTCTCCCATGGTGAACACCTTGCCAGCATAAACACCTTCATTTGTAAACTGCTCCAGGATGCCTGTCCCCGTGTTTCTGCTGTACTTCATGCGCCCACCTCCTTACTGTTCAACTCTGACCTTCTGTTCGCTCAGGATTACTTTTGTCCGATTCAGGACAACAGTATAAGATCCGCTTTCTCCATGACCTTCTGCATTTATGGCGTCATACCCCAGCATTGCGGCGCAAACCCCTTCATCCATCGGCATCGGCTGCCTTGGATGATGAGTCCATTCCGAAAAAGAAAACATCATTTCGATATGTTTCCGATTTTCTCTGAACCAATCTTCCTGTTCCTGAGTCGCTTTCCCGTTGTACTTCATCCGGTTGATCCTGGCGTTCCCTGCAATGACACCGGCATTTCCGAGGCCAGCAGCGCCCTCTCCTTTTTCACTTGGAGATTCTGAAATGCCATAGTAATAAGCCTTCGCATAAGCCTCGACAAGATCCTTATCGATATAATCCGGGCACTCGAGCCTTGAAACAGCCTCTTCTACGAACGCTTCCTCTGACATATCGCAAGTGTTGTACCCTGATGTGATTTTGTGCCGGAGATCTCTTAACTCCTGATACGTGATGATCTTCGCGCTCGGATCAAGCGTCATAACCCTGGTTGAAGCCTGAGGATCTATTTTTTTTCTTTCACACTCGCCCTCAATCTCTGCCCAGCTTTTGTCCGACATATCTATGGCGCTCAAATAGAAGTAACTCCTACCATCAGGAGATAGCAGCAATCCATCTTTTGCGACAGTATAGATTTTTGCCTCACCAGGAACGTAATCATACATCACGGCAATCGTCATGCCCTCTTTGGGAACATCATCGAACCTTTTCTTTGTGTTCTTATCGAAATACATGAACACATTGTTTCCAGTCGGACTGTACCCGGTCGCAATGCTTTTTCCTTCCGGCGCGACCCCCGGATTCTCATCCTCGATTCTTCTTATGGAATAACGCCTGTAATGCTCCATCTCGGATAACGCTCCGCGGATTCCAGCCTCACGTTCTTTGCTGTTTGCATCCGCGTATATCCCAAGATCCTGTTCCTTGCACTCATAAACATCAAGCGCATTCCCGACCATCTGATCCGCATCATCATCGCTGATCAAAGCTCCGGTATTCATATCTGTCCAAAGATACGAATCCTCATCCATTCGGATCATCATTCTCGACCCGTCTTTGTTTACGATTAAATAAGGAATGCCGGAATACATATCACCAGTATCATCGGGCTGGATCTTGTCTTTTGTAACAAATCCATTCCCCTTTGAATCTGTGAAAACACACATTCCGGCAGAACCCATCTCGTGCATCATCCTGAAATCAGAATCAAGACTCGGGTCATCCCATTTGTAAAGCGGTTCCTGCTGATAAACACCAGCGCAATACATTCCCTGTCCATACTGCGCTCCTCCGGTTCCGCAGTCGACATACCATTCGCCAGATTCCAGCATTTCATCATAATCGGCCAGCTTTTCAGGAGTTTCCGCCGCATAAGATCTGTACAGAATCGGCATCTCAGGATGCTCTTTGATTATCCTGTCGAACTCTTCCTGTGAAACAACCTTCGGCACACCATTGAATCCCTGTTTCGCAATTACATCCTCAATCGTGGTGTCAATAACCTGTCCGAACTCAGGATCTACATAAGGCTCGATATCTTTTCTCCAGGTGTCATACGTCCTGGATATATCCTTTCCCTGGACAACCTTATTTTCTTTCCTGTCTTTAACAGGTTCTGCCTGCATCACAGCAAGCATTCGCCTGGCATACATTGAAAGCGACTCTTCTGTACCGGAATCCTTCCATTGCTTTTGCAGCGCATCCTTCTGCATTTTGTCCATCGACTTTATGAAACTTCCATAATCTTTGGACTTCTGCGCAAGTCTGTGGATCTGCTGGAACGTCTTTGTTTCAGGAATGTCTGATTTCCCGGTTTCTTCGATTTCTTCTCCGGAAGATCCGCCTTCGCCAGACCCGCCGACCTTTCCCGGTCTGCCTTTGTGTCCGAAATTGCCGGAACCAGGGCCTCCGTCATTGACTTCCTCATCCAGCCCCAGGATTCTCCTGGCAAACAAATAGGTTTCATGAGCGCTGTGATCCTTGCCGAACTCTCTGACGAGCATTGACTTGACTCCCATGCGCTCACCCCCTTACGCGACATTTCCGAACATCTTGATAAACTCTCTTCTTGTGGTCTTATGGATCGCTCCGGCTCTGTGGTACTCGAAAACATCAGGAAGGAATCTGACGTCTACAACCGGCTCCTGGTAACATCTGCAGTTGAAAGTGTTTCCAGCATGATAACTCCCATAAGGCTTGACCATTCTGTTCGCGGAAACCTTGTACGGGAACAGCGCCTCAGGATTCGGCGGATCATCATAGAAACAAACGATTCCGTTCATCCTCGCATGAGATGGCCTGGATCTTTCATCCCGTACACTTCTCCAGATGTAGCACTTGATCCCGATCGCTTCGGCCCTTGCCTGGACTATTGCTGCATTCGCTTTGGCGCTTTCCGTCCTCGCAATGCACTTCAGATTCTTGGTAATATGCTCCGGCATGATCTTCCGCAATTCTGCCTCGATCTCTTCAGGACGCTTGCCCTTGAGCATTTCCCTGTATGCGTATTGAACAATGTACTCTGCCCACTCCTGAGGCACAGTCTTGATATACGCAACATTGCTCGCGATGATTTCATTGACCCTATCACCAACAGGGCCCTTCATTTCGCTCGCGATCAGTTTGTTCAGGAGCGCTCCATTCGTTCCCTTTGCCGCCGCCTCTCTCCAGCTTTTCGCGGATGAAACCCGGACACTCCTTACCATCCTCCCAACCAGATTGTTGAGGTAAGAGGTTACTTCATTGGACTGTAGGAACTTTCTCGCTCTCTTTGGGAGCTCGTTCTTCCCGACAAACCCGTTTCGGATGTCGTTTATCAACCCTTGAAAGAGTCGCTTCAGTCCGTTAAATAACTTCTTTTCTTCAGATCTGCTTACCGGCCCCACAAGATCACTCCCTCAGAAAAGCGGCTGCCGGATTCGTCACTCCCGGCATTTAAGCAATATAGAGAAAAGGAGGCAAGTATGAAGAAAGGACGGCATATGACTTTTGCACCGCGTAAAATCAGGAAACCGGCAAACCTGATGCGGCCGCCGGTTCACCACGCCGCCAGCCTTTACCCTCTGACACGCCCGCTTACAAACGGGAGGCACGTATGCAGCAAGGCCGGGACGGTTTTGTTTGATTATCCGAACACTTTTTGTACCAGGTCGTGCATAAACCTCGGTTTCACGGCCTTCTGCCGCTTCAGAGTCTCACTCTGCACCTTGTCCTGAGGATCACTTCCCCAGTAATGCCGGTTTTGTTTGACTATCCTTCTGGCGCCTTCAAGATCTCCATTTGCCGCCAGCTTCGCGACCTGGGCTTTCACCTTGCGGATGTGTCGATTCTGCTGGGCGCTTCCTTCGATCTTCTGCCTCATGCTCAGATTCGACCATTCCTCGCGCTCCCTGTTCGCCTTGTTCACACTTGCGGCCGTTCTCTTTGGATCTCTCGCTTCAGGAATGCCAGCGGTTGGGTTCGCGATGAACTTTGCCCTCTGTAACAACCCCGGCTTTTCATTTTCATGATGCAACGCGGATTTCTTCTGGTATCCAGGAGGCGGCCCGCTCCCAGGTCCTCCGTCTTCCGCTCCCTTCTCCCGGAACATCCGAATATACTCTTTGGCCTTTTCGATGTCACCGGACTGCGCAGCGCTCATGACCTTTTCTTTCAGATCCGCTGCATCCCTGACCTCTTCCTGTTGACCTTCTACGGCCTGTTCCGGCTCTTCCTGACCTTGGGTGAGTTCTTGTCCACCAGCTTCAGGAGGCATCTGCTCCTGCTCGCCCTGCGCTTCAGGAGGCATCATTCCGCCCTCCGGCATTCCGCCCATTGCAGCCATCGGGTCCTGCATCTCTTCGCCCTGGTCAACTTCATCATCGGCTTTTTCAATGTCCTCATCCGTGATGTTTGTCCATGCGTTGATCGGCTTTCCGGACTCTCTGAGCTCCATGAGCGCCAGCCTCTGCGAAATCAATCCGGCCTGGAATGCCTGGATCACCGGACTTGACGCCTGTCCCATGATTTCCGCTCTCTCGGAAGGAGTGGTGGTACCCAGCGGCTCGAACACAATTTCAAGATCCTCAGGAACCTCGCCCCAGAGAGACATCGCCATCACAGGAAGCAGTTTTTCAAGCGCCGGTTTCAGGACTCTTTCCTGAAGCTGGGAGATCATTTCGTAGTAATTCTTCATGTCGGATTCGCCTGTGGCATTCATGCCCTGAGGCGCTCTTCCGAACAACTTTGTTGCCGGGATCTCTGCCGCTCCGGCCATGTCCATCATGAACGTCTCGTAGACTTCTGCGACACCAGCGAATGAATACGGGTGCTGTTCGTATGAGTCCTCGGTCCCCATCAGCGCAAGGCCAAAACTCGTTCTCAGACGATTCATTTCTTCGATTGTCCGATAGACCTGTTCCCTCTGCTGCTGCGTACCCATGCCCAGGACTTCGCCGTAATCGCTGATTTTCAATGCGGCCACATTCGCCTGGAAGATCAATTGTGCAATGTTCGCGCTGGAAGCATTGCGCTTTTGCAGTTCCTCATACACGTGTTCAAGAACAGAAGCGCCCCAGTAATCCGCCGCGATTTCTTCATCAATCGGCAGCCTCTGTCCCTTGAACAACAGAAGTCTGCTGTGGTGGACTCTCAGGATTTCTCCCGATTCCTCATCGAGATTTACATCATAATACTTCGGATATCCGAACTCGACATCATCCATGTCCTCTTCGAGCTCCAGGGAAGGGAAGATCCCCCTTGTTTTATCAACCACAATAAGTCCCCTGAAGCACCCGGGCTGGAGCATCTCATAATCCAGCGGCTGATCCAGCATATCCTCCTGGCCCTGAATTACCATTACAGCAGCGGCCCCACCATACAGTCTTGCCCACCGGATTGCATCTGTGATTTCTTGCTGGACGCTGTGTTTCGCTTCCATCTTTGCCAGCTCATCGAGTCTCTGCTGATCGATTTCACTTGCCAGCGAATACCAGGATCTTGTCATGTCCTCAGTCGGTGTGTCAATGATCCTTGCGGCCAGCCAGTTCTCCCGGTACATAACTGTGAGCAACTCATAGTCATATGAAACGGAGTGCCGCTCATAATCATTCGCCTTTGACAGAACAGAGGCTTCACCCAGGTGTGCCAGGCTATTGATGAATCCGTCTTTTGCAATCGTCGTTTTTTCCTGGACAACAGGTAAACTCGGCTTTGCAGGACGCTTCCTGCGCTTCCTCGACATTATGCCGCCTCCTCTCTGTTCCTTGCTACCCGATCCATCCTGGATCTGTTTGTCAATGTTTTGACCAGGTACCTCATAGCGTCCATAGCGTGGTCCTTCTGTTTGACCGGCTTTTCTTCTCCGCGCTCTTTGGCTTTCTGATCCCAGACATATGTTTCGAGCTCCTGCCTCAGTTTGACACAGGTCTTGTCCGCTTTTACGGCGCCCATCTGAATCATGGAGGCCGTTGTCCTGATGCCCTCCAGGACATCATTGACCGCGTTTTTCACCCGATATCCTCTGTTCCTGAGCTCCAGCTTAAAGTCCTCGGCAGACGGGTCGACTATGATTTGCACGTTTCTGTCTCCATCCAGGAACTCATCCAGATCATCCGCGTGCTGCGATGTCGTTTTCTGCTGCTGGTCTGCCGTTGAATCTTGATAATACTCTTTCGTGATCCAGAACGTATCTCCATCGTCATAACAATCCAGGAAAACAGTCGGGTTTGTCGTGCCATAGTCGACCGCCACATAATGATTGCAGTAATTCTCGAACCACGGATGCTCTGTTTCTTTGTCGAATCCGTTTCTTTCTTCCTTCCAGCAATCGAATATCACGCCCTCTGCGGCGCACCACTTGCCCAAGATGTACCTCTGGTAGAACACTCCAATGTACATCCTGCGATATCTTTCCTTGATCCTCTCCGTAAGAGACAGGTTGTCCTCCATCGTGAAATGCAGATACAACAGCCTTTTTTCAAGATACTTGTTGACCCAATTGATCTTGAACCAATGAAGTCTGCCCTCAGGGTTGCAGTTGAACCAATACTTTGATCCTTCCACGGAGCAACGGCCTGTTGCCTGGTTCACAAAAGACTCCGGCATCAGGGCTACTTCATCGAATAAAACCCCGGCCAGCGTCATGCCCTGGATAAGATCCTGGGAAGATTCATCCCGGCCTCCGAAATAATAGAAGTAATTCTCCACTCCATTGCCGGATATGATTATCAATTTCTCGGATCTCTTCTCGGTGACCTCATACCCTCTGCTGACAGCAATCCTTTTGAAGTCCCTCAGGACATTTCTCCTGAGTGATCCGATTGTTTTGCCGCATAAGGCGAATGTCTCACCGTCAAAACAATTCATCGCCCACAGCATGAACGAGGTTTCCATTGATACGGTCTTGCCGGATCTGATCGCGCCATCCGCTATGATCCCGTCATAATCCTCGAACGGAGATCCCGGAACCCACCACGTCAGGACTTTCTTCTGCTTCCGGCTGAACGGCTGGAACTTGAAAACATCACTCGGAGTCTTCGATTGTGTCGGGAGTGTCACCACCATCATCGAACACCTCCCTGGCCGTTCCCATCATTGCATCCATAAATCCGTCGCTTCCGCGTATTGCGGCTATTGCGGCCTTCTGCGCTTTCAGCTTCTCTTTTTCAAGAACCATCTTTGGATCTTCACCCAGCATCTCATGGTAGTATTTGACCGCTCCGACATCACCCTTCTGTGCCTTTTGGATCATCGCCACCATCGTGAGTTTCTCCATCGTGTAAGATCCATCATCAGGATCTCCGCCGATCTCCATGATCCTCTTGGCCATCGCTGTTGAGATGACAGGACGCATTGCGAGGATTTCTTTCAGATATGCCCTGGACGCGTTCTTCTTGCGTTTTGCGATGCCGGAAGCAATGCCGCCTTTTTTTCCATTCTTCGCGGCTTCTTCACGGTTTTGATCGGATGTAAAGGGCTTAAGATTTTGCTCATTCGCCATCCTGCATCACCGGCCTTAATAACTGTCGGGCAACCTCATGCGCTATCCTTGCCATCATCACAGGAGGAACACTCATTCCACACACATACTGCGGAGACTGATCCAGGAAATCATAGTCCTGGGGGAATGTCTGAACATTGATAAAGTCCTGAGGCCCGAGCCTCTTCTTATCGAATGCCCGGTAATAACTTCCTCCGCTTGCGATGGTTCCGCAGACTCTGTTGTCCTGCCAGATGTACTGATTGAAGCAGGATCTCTTTCCAAGGACCCTCTCATTGATGTCCGAGATTGCTCTGTCTTTATCCGACAGATTTTCCAGGAGCATCTTTGTTACGCATCCGTCTTTCAGCTCGATTCCATGCTCTGTTCTGACTTCTCCGAATAAGATCGGTTTCTCATGGAATCCGAGTTTGATCTTGGGGAGATTCAGATCCTTTCTCCTGGCAATGAAAAAGACGCGTTCCCGCGCCTGTGGTACACCCATAAATGCCGCATTCAGGAGGAAGAGCTGCGGATCATATCCAGCTTCCCGGAATGCCTTGAAGATCTCATTCACATATCCTTTGGCGTTTCCGAGAACAAGTCCTTTGACGTTCTCTGCGATTACTACCTTCGGCCGGAGTTTGTCCACAATCTTGATGAACTCAAAGAACAGATCATCCAGCCTCTGCGCTTTCTGTCCCTCGCGGAACTTCTTCTCCTTCCCCCAGGCTTCTTCACGTTCACCAGCCTGAGAGAACACACTGCAAGGAGGAGATCCGTCCAGGACATCCAGGGTAAACAGCTCAGGAGGAAGATTTTCATTCGGGATCTGCCGGAACTCGCGAACATCCATCAGATAATTGTGCTTCGGATGGAGATTCGCGACATACAATTTGTTCATGGCCTGATCGATTTCGCAGTTACCGATTACATTGTACCCGGCGAGTTTGTATCCCATCGAAGATCCGCCGCCGCAGGAGAAACATGAAAATACATTGAGGCCGTTCTTCTCTACGGAATCAAGATCTCTGAGATACCACTTCCAGTTAAGATTCACTAAAATGGAATCCGCATTCAGGACACTCATACTCGAAGGCCTCATCCTCGAAATCATCGGCATTGAACTCCATGCCTGTGTCCTTGATGTCGTAAACATCAGGAATGTCCATCGGCTCAAATCCAAATTGGATCATGTCGATTTCATCGCCGATGTCATCCAGATACTCTCCGAGCAGCGGCATATCCCATACCGCCATCTCTGCCACCCTGTTGTCTACCAGCCGATATGCCTTGACCTGATCTTCTGTCAGATCATACGCTTTGATCGTCGGCACTTCTTTCATGCCGATCTTTCTTGCAGCCAGGAGTCGTGTATGCCCGGCAACAATCACATCGTCTTTATCAATGATAATCGGCACCAGGAAACCGAACATTTGAATTGATGCCGCAACCTTGTCCACCGCATCCCGGTTGTCCCTCGGATTCCGTGAATAGGGAACGAGCTCAGATACTTTCCGGTATTCGATTTTCATTCTTCATCGCCCTCCTCGAAATCTGCTGAAGAGTAATGAATGGCCATCTTGCGCGGGATCTTCTGCCCGCACCTCGGACAGGTGACCCATTGCTCGTCTTTTTTCTTGCTCTCCTTCTTCTCCGGCTTCAGATTGAACCCGAATACGGTCATGTCCATCACGCCAATCAATTCATCCAGCTCTGTAAACAGCAGCCCTTTGTCCCATCCGGCATACTCACCGGTTTTGTTGTCCGCCAGCTGAAACGCTTTTAACTGCTTCTCCGTGAGCTGATCCGCAACAACACAAGGGATGGATTTCATCCCCAATTCGAGTGCCGCCTTGTATCTGGTATGACCAGCTACGATTTTTCCTTCCTTGCTAATGACAATCGGCGTCTTGAATCCGAATGCGGCAATCGACTCCTTAACACCAGGAACTGCGGCATCATTCTTTCTCGGATTGGTTGGATCTGGCTTCAGATCTTCGACATTCCACTCTTCTACGGTGATCCTGTCCTGCATATGTCCTCCTTATTACAAAATCCGCCAGGATTGGTTGTCCTGCCGGATGCGATACAGAAGAAAGAACCACCGTCTTGGTGGTTCTGTTGTCTCTTTACATTTTTCCTTGATTGTATCATACTACCGTATAAAACGCCTGTCAAGTGGTCATTTTCGTGCCATAATGAAAATCTTCGGATGGGGGATCTCTGTCCACCCTTAATCCGAGAGATTATACCTTCGGATGAATCCTGTTCCGGCAAGTCCTCGGAAGTGCAGCAACCATGCCTCTCCAGTTCTTGATGTTGCTCTCCTTCTAATGGATCTCGCGGTTAATTCCCTTTGCTACGCTTCTCGCCAGCCACCTCGGGCTTACTGTCCCGTTCAGTCTGCTTTCCCTCTGCGTCCTGCGGATCATTCGCTTCTTTTCCTGCGTCATTTTCATTCACCCCCTTTATCCCGATAAATCCGAACAGGAACTCCCTGAAGCAACCAGGACAAAGATCCAGCTTGCTCTCCTGTCCATGACTTGCACAATAGATCTCGATCTCGTTTCCTCCCTGGATGATCTGTCCGCACCTGTCACACGCCACCATGACTCTTTTCACGTCCTCTCACCACCTTTACTATAATCTCGATTATTTTAAATGCTACCAGAATCCATGCCGGCGCCAGCACCCATACCCAGGACCATTCGATCACGCCACACAACTTCAACGTAATGAAAATAAGCTGAAGCGCCTCATTGAACGTTAATCCTCTATACTCGATCTTTTCGCTTTTTCTTTCATGACCGCTTTGTTCCATCCTTCTACTGCCTCCGCCAATGTTCTTCCTCTTTCTCCGATGAATCCACATCTGCTGCACTTGAACTCAATAAACCCATGCCCGGACCATTCTTCTCTTCTCTGGCTCCCGCATAAACACGGCAATTTCGCGAGGCTCTTTCTTGGAGGATCTATAAGATTCAAGGCATCTTCCACCAGGAAGCTGATGCAGCTCCGGTCTTCCATCCCTCCATTGGCGCCAGCAATATCACTATAAATGCACCCGTCCCCACAGCACCCGCTCTTGCAAATCCTCAAGGCATTGATAATCTCACTTCTTTTGCTCACCCTTTACCTCCGTCTTTGTTCCAAATCCACACAGCAAGCCTGATTGTCGGCATATTCCGTCCGCACCAATGGCAGTTCTCACATTCCAGATAGAACCTCTTCCATCTATGCAAAAGACGGTCATTCAGTCCTACTATGCGTGAATTGCAATCAGGACATTTGTTCGCCTTTGACTTGAGTTTCTTCCACTTCTTATCAACTCTTTCATGACGTTCCCGGAGTTCTTTGTCAAGTTCATCTGCCAACGTCATCTGAACACCACCTCTCCATCTCTGAAGAATTGCTCGTTCTTTGAACCGCAATGCGGACAGTATCTTGATAGTTTGTCCTTTGGTTTTGTTACACGGTCAAATATCTTCATGTGGCATTCAGAGCAATAAATCCCTTCATTTGCACACATATCCAGAATCACCCAATGTCCTTCTTTTTCATGCTTTGGTACAACGTGCATCATGGTGTCGATGGACAGAACACAATATCCTTCTGCCAATCCGTATTCGTCTATGCCGTGATAGATATACCGCACAACCGCATCAAGTTCTTCGCCCGTATATTGTTTCCCGTCCCAT